CTTAACCTTGCATCAATAGGAACTTTCCATGCTTCACAATAACCCCTCTTTTGCCCTTTAATGTCTGCTTCTGGGCATCTCTCACCCTTCATCTTTTTCCTTGCTTTCTCAAGGTCATCAGGGTCATCCCATCCTTCTATCTGCAAGTAATGATAAGCATAATTCTCTCCTTTAGCTGAGTTAATAACCCAATCACTAAGTGCATCCTCAAATACTTTGACAGTGAAATTATCAAGAAGCATTTTTCTTTCCCACTTACTTCTGTCTAATAACACACCACAATATTCAGTATATGCAACCCAAGGAACAGACTTATTCTCATACACAAGAGCTATAACTAATCCTCTCTTCTGGAGTTCTTTTTCCTGTGCATCCATTATCTTCTCCAGATATTTCACATCATTTGCACCATACTCAATAACATCTTCTGAAAGACCAGCCCACATCACTTTACCCCGAACAGTTTTATCCAGCTCAACACCAAGATAATTTTGACCTGCTGCTTTTAAAGCCATAGAATGAATACCAGCAGGAAAGCCCATATACATAAGTTTCTCTGCCAAGAAACCATCATAAACCTGTTTTACAACTACTCTTTGATGGAATAAAAACTTCAAGTCAAACTTGATATTCCAACCAATAAATAGTCTATCAGATTCAAGATAGTCTTTAAAGAAACTTAGGCTTACAGTAGTTATATCAATTACTACTTGAAACTCATAACACCCCAACTGGAGCATTATGAGTTCTTTTGTATAAGGGTCAAACCCTTTGGTTTCAGTATCTAAGCCAACCTTTCTTAAAGGCTTGAGCATATGTAATGCAGCTTGTGGAGATATTATCTCATACTTGTCAGATTCAGGTAGTATTTGTTGTGTACATACATAAATCATATATTCACTATTGCATCAACCAACTCTTGCTCTTCTTCTGGTGTGACTTCAAAGGTAATAGCATAACCTACTCCCATTACATAGTCTATAGATTTAACTACTGCCTCAGCTTCTTCAAGATATTCTCCCTCAACTATCATTGGACCACCTGATGGGTCTATGAACTTTTTCTTCTTATCTGTCAAACCACTCCTCATAGTATATGTGGAAGTCTTTAACATATAAGTATGTGACTCACTGCCATCTGGCTTAACTAATCTCCTAAGATAGTTGTGTTCCTCTCCTCTTGATTTTAACTCTATTAAGTCTTTCATACCATTGAATATGCTACTAATTCATCAAAATTCAGTACATACCTATACTTCTGAAAGAAAGTATTTCCAATAATACCATGTAAGTTAATACCAAACTCCTGTTTAATATTACCAAATGCCTGACTTAAGTCTACTACTTGGAAATCATCCTCATAGCTCTGACTTCTATATCCTACATTCATTCTTACATACTTAGATTCTTGGATAGTACCCTCTATTCCAAAATGACCTCCACTCTCTCCAGTCTCTACATAAGATAACCCTTCCAGAGCAGCTTCATTAATTGAAGAATAAGATGCACCAGTATCCAGAAGGAAGTTTAGTTTCTTACCATTGTTCATGAATGTGACAATTGGTAATTCAACCAAATCCATAGACTCCCTAAATGAGATTCTCCCCACTTTAGGGTCTATCTTCCTCCTGCTCATTATTACATTAACAACTCCTGCAATAATGGCTACACAAGCCAGTACCACTATCATTGCTACAATTTTCCATACAAACTCCATGTTTCATGTTTTTTTTTTAGTGATTACTTTCCTGTCTGCCCAATACCACCTCTACTATTTGCTCCAAGAGTCTCTACAGGCTCCAGAAGTAGAGTTGATGATAATAGCCACTTTAATTTCTGCCATGCAGTAGCAAATTGAGAAGGTACAATCTCAAATTGACATACCCTTGTTCCTTTAGGAATGGTAATAGCTTTGAATGCAAGTAATTCTACTCTCCATTCATCTTCATCACCACTATAGGTATTATCCATAATAGCTGCACTGTTTGCAATTTGTACACTCCATTTAGGTGGAGTACTGCTTCTACTCCAAACAGTAGCCCTCATTCCTTTAGGGAGTTTCATTGCTACTCCCAACTTGAATATACCTAACTCTCCTTTCTTCAAGACTACATCTTCTGCCAAGAATAAATCATAGCAATCTGACATACCCTCTCCACTCCTTACAGGAAAACAACCTTTTGTTATTTCTTTTACTTTAATTTTCATAATGAATTTATTAATTCCTCCTTAGTTTGAAATAGTTGATGTTCTTGAAAACTGTCAGGATGCAAAGTCTCCATATACCCTTTCAACTGATAAGATAAAGAATAGAACTTTCCATCTGTAGAATATTCTATTCTTCCTATAGGGGCTGAAAGAACTTTATTACTTCTCAGGAACCACACTATATCTCCAATACTATATCTTGTTTTTATAACCATATTATAAACATTTACTATACCCACAATCTTTACAGTGAATACAACCACCTTCTCTTACCAAAGTACCACCACAGTCAGGACATACCTCACCCTTGATTTCCTCATTAGGGATATACTTACTAAGTACTCTGCACATAGCTGAACTGAATGAAGTGATATTATCATTAACCTTCTTTGCAGTCTTGACAATATACTTAATATCCACTCCATGTCTTAATAACATAGATGAATACAAAGTAGCTGCATTCTCTTCAACATTTTCATTAGCTAACTCAAGATTGTCTATATGAAAGACATCTGATGTAAAGCTATAGTGCATCTTACTTACTTTAGTTATAACACCTTTATGAGGTTTAAAACTAATAGGATTCCTTGGTCTGAATGCAAAGACTTCATAAGGTTTAGACTCTAACATACCCACCAAGATAATGAACTGTTCACCCTTTGCTTTAATCAAATAAGCATCAGCTTCAAGTTCTTTAGGTCTCTTGGGAGCTTGTCTCCCTTCAATGGTCTTAGGTTTCTCAACCTGAGTTAATACACCTTCCCTACATCCATCTCTATAAATAGTGATACCTTTCAATCCTTGTTTCCATGCCTCAATATAGATGTCAGCAATCTCCTCTTCTGTAGTTTCTTTAGCCAGATTAACTGTACTACTGATACTGTGAGTGATATATTTCTGAACTACTCCCTGTAATTTAACTCTCTGTCTCCAATCAATCTCTGGTGCTGTAGAACCATAATAAGGACTTTCTTTCCAGACTTCCTTCCATACTCCCAAGCTCCATTCATTGACTTCTGACTCAGAATAGTTCATAGTTTCTATTGCCCATCTCTTCAAGTTAGGATGAACTACTGTAAATAAGGTGTATTTCTCACCTACTTTATCTACATAATCTACCCTATCACTCCCAGACATACACTTTCTCTTCCTTTGATAGAAAGGCATGAATACAGGCTCAATACCACTGCTTGTGCCAGCCATGATACTTACAGTTCCAGTAGGAGCTACAGTAGACCAACTTATATTTCTTCTACCATTTCTAATCATCTTAACTATTTGGTCAGGATAATTATCATAGATGAAATTATACCACTCATTATGCCCATCATAAACAGGCATTTCCCCTGTGAGTTTACATACTTCATCACCTTCAAAGAATAATTCTTTATGCTTATCCCAAGCAGGGAATGAACCTCTCTCAATAGCCATATCAATATTACTATCAAGTTGACCTTTGAACATAACTTTCATTAATTGTTCAACCTGACCAATACCTTCATCAGAGTCATACTTCAAGCCTAACATAGCTATTGCATCAGCAAGTCCAGTGAATCCTAAACCAGCCCTTCTTCCTTGAATAGCAGTCTCCTTGATTTTACTCCATAACTTGAACTCAGTATCATCAGTATCATTCTTCACTGTGTTAATAATTCTGTCAACAGCTTCAATCTCCAAATCAACTAAATCATCAGCTAATCTCATAGCTTCATAAGAGTGCATATAGAGTAACTCTTCATCAATGTGAGCCTTATCTGTAAATGGGTCTACAATATAACTACTCAAGTTAATATGAATCAACCTACAGCTATCAAATGGACCCATTGGTATTTCACCACATGGATTTGTCCCCACCATTCTAAAGTCTTCATAAACTCCATCAGGAGAATAGTTGTGCATTGCTCCTTCAAACATAATCCCTGGTTCAGCAGTATTCCAAGCACAGTGCATGAGAGTATCCCATAACTCCCTTGCTCTTACCTTCTTAATAAAAGATACATTCTTATCTATTAAGTTTCCAAAAGGAACCAACTCACCATAAGGTATTTCCTCTCTTACTTTAGGTAATTCTACATCAACAGGAAATCTTAGGTAATACTCCTCATCATTCACTACAGCCTGCATGAACTCATCAGTAACCTTCACTGATATATTAGCTCCAGTTACTTTGGTTAAGTCCTGCTTCTTGGTTATAAACTCCTCAATATCAGGATGATTGATACTCATACTTAACATAAGAGCACCCCTTCTTCCATTCTGAGCCACTTCATTGGTTATATCTGAACATACATCCATAAAAGATGCTGCACCAGTTGAAGATTTAGCAGCATTATTAACTCTGGCTCCTCTTGGTCTAAGTTGAGATAAGTCATAACCAACTCCACCTCTTCTCTTCATAAGTTGGGCTTGCTGACTCCTTGTCTTCATTATCTCTGCATAACTGTCCTTTGGACTGCCTATTACAAAACAATTACTAAGACTTACCAATGCTCCAGTTCCACAACCAGACATAACTGAACCTCCGGGTATAATATACTTGAAGTCCTTGAATAACTGATAGATAGCCTCTTCATCAAGTTGTGGTCTAACATAGCCATAGTTTGATAAATTACTAAAAGCCCTATTTATATTACTCTTCCAGTTATAATTACCCTCTACTCTTGCAAATTCCTTAGCTAACCTTCTATGAGTATCATCAGGAGTTTGTTCTCCTTCTGCTGCATACTTATTCCTCCAAGTTGAAGCTGCCAGTTCATCTCCTTTAAAATATTCTAACTCTGTCATGCTGGTACTAAATTCTTTATTTCCATAATACAATCATTTGCCATCACTTCCTTACTATATTTCAAGTTAGGATTAGTGAGATAATAATTTAGGTCTGTAAGAATCTTCCTCCAATCCCTATATATCTTACCTGTTTCATCCTTTAAATCTACCATACCAAAATTCCCATAGAATTCCCACACAATAGGAGCAATTGTTCTTCTATTGATAACAATGAATTGATAATGCTGAATCTTGAACTCACTGAAATAAGGGTCTCTCTTGATACACTCTTGAAGAATGTATGTATATAGCTTAGCTTGAATATCATATCTCCAGTGAGCAAAGGAGTCTTGAAAGTTCTCCTCAGGATACCCAGTAGTCTTTAAGTCTATTGGATAGATAATCTTATTATGGTGGTCCACAACAAGCTCATCAAACATACATCTCACTGGTATTCCATTCCATTCAGCTTTGAATTTCAATTGAAACACCTTCTCAATATCAGTGTTCCAAGGGTCTATATAAAAGAAATCCTTGGTTATTGAGTTGGTTCTTAATTCATCAACACACAGAGACACATCATTATAATCTTTTTGGGATAATATAGTCTTGTCTCCTGCCAGTGCAAGTAGTGAATAATACTCATTGCAACTCTCTTTTACCTTCTTTATTCTGGTAGCTTTATAAGAGTCTCCTGCATAATATCCATTGGCTACAGCCACACTACTAATCACTTCATCATCAATAGTATCTACCCTTCTGTGTGTATCTCCATACTTGGAGAATAATACTTTAGTAATACTTATCAGGTTATCTGATAGATTAGGAAATTCACATACAATGAATCTTTCAGCAAAGGCTTGTTCCCCATCAGTAAGCATACAATCCACTGCACTACCAAATAATAATGCTGGACTATCTACCTTATCAAAGAGAGAACTGAGATTTCTCCATCCTTCCCTTTCAAATCTTGATAATGTAGAGTAACTGATTGCAGGGTCTTTCCTGTACTCTTCCTCTGTTACATTCCAAGATAGTTCCTTAATACTCTTCATCATAGTATTCCTCCTCTATGTCTTCTTCCCATTCATTACTGGGAACTTCAAGCTGGGTTAAATATACATCCACCTCAGCCTTTAAATTACTTAACTCTGTCAAGTCTACATCAAGGTACTCCTGTTTAGGATTTTCACTCTTGATATTCTTCCTTGTCTTGAATATTGCTGAATCCACTAAGTCCTTGAGTGACTCAAAATCTCTGCTCTGAATAAACTGTTCACCTAAAGTTATATCACTCTTGGGTAAACTGTTGAGCAATTTCCTCATTCTTTCTATGGCTTTCATCTTTAATAATTTGAATAAATTCTAAGAGTTGTTTCTTAGTAAAGACCTCAAAGATAAGATAATTTTCTTTATCTGGCAAATTCTCTATATGTTTCCTGAACATCTTAAATTTGTAAGGAAACACATCATTGACCTGTCCTTTTACTTCAATAATTACCTTTAAGCCTTGATACTCCATGTAGAAATCTGGGGTATAAGTAATATTAATTAGCTTCTTAAGGTTTAGTATTGTAGCCTTAGCTTTATTACGGGTGTAAAAAGGTACAGTAGGTCTAAACCCTTCCCAGATTGTATAAGTATGGGTTTCATATTCAGGCTCAAACCCATGTTGAAGCAAGGTCCTATAGACCATTGCCTCAATCTTGGATTTAAACTTTATATCACCATACTCTTCTGGAGTGGCATTCCTAATTCTCCTATTCTTAGGAAAATCAGGAACACTTCTGTATTCAATCCTTCTGTTTTCCACCTCTCTTAAATAACTGTTTCATAGGGTCTTTCAAGATATGCTTAGCTGCAAGAGCATCATCCAATGTCCTGAATGCAGCAAAATTCTTGAAGTTCTTGATTTTATTCAAGTCCTTGACCTTTGATATTTCTCCGTTTAAAGAGCTAATAACATAAATCTCCTTACTGTTCTCAATGTGATTATCATATTTTTCATCGAGTACAATAGCTACCTCTCTTAACATAATTGAAAATACAGCAGCAGGATAGATTGTATATAGATTACTAAGGTATTTTCTTAGATTCTCTACATTCCAATGAATTCTGTCAGCAAGATGTTTTATGTAGAAGTAGGGTTCTGTGGGAATTTCTTCATTTTCCACTTCCTTAATTATGCCTTCTTTGATAAGAAATGGAATACTTTCCTCACAGACAACTACAGTGTAAAATGGCATGAAACCATAAGCACTGTTCATTCCAAAGGCAAATGTATTACCCATTTCCACTTCCTTACCAGTCTTCACAAAAATAAGTTTCTTCATACTTTTCTTTTTTTTTTAATAATATTCTTTGAACCAAATGATTGGCTCTCCATATTTTTCTTTAGTTAATTTGCTTACTTCTTGAAATACAGTAGATGGCATCCTTTCCTCTTGCCTTGCATAGTATGCAGGATGCTTCTCTTCCAGTATTATATTAGTGTTCTTATTAATGTAAGGTTTAAGTGTTTTAGCCTGTTCACCAAATAGAACATATATAATACCAGTCTGCCACTCTGATAGATTCTTTAGTAACTTGGTCATGAAAGGTCTCCACATCATTGTGTGGCTACCTATTTTATTCACTTCACAAGTCAGTGCAGAATTAATCATTAGTACTCCTTGTTTAGCCCAACTCTCTAAAGTGGGGTCAAAGATAATACCATTATGTGGAATTTCAAAATTAATGCAAGCCTCTTTAACTATTTCAAGAGAAGGAGACAACTTAGCCCCCTCCTTGTTTCCAAACAGGACACCAGTAGCCACATCCTTTTGTGGATATGGGTCTTGCCCTATCATTACAACTTTGAGATTATTGTAAGGGCATAGATTAAAAGCCTTAAATATATCAGGATATGCAGGACAAAGTAAGTCTCTTTTAATTAAACTTACCTGTCCTACTACCTTATTTAATTCCTTTGTATCTATAACCCTTACCCATCCACCAAAATATTCCTCAAATGTCATACTATATAGGTCATTTGTATAACCTCATCAAGATGCTCCAGAAGGTAATCATTCATAGCCTCATTGCTGAATGTAGAAGGAGTTGGCTTTTTAGGTCTTACTATGAACCTATCAGTCACATCAGCTACTACTATCTCAGGTAATGGCTTTACTTGAACAACAAAGCCATTTTGATTCCCTATAGCAATATTAATATCCTGAGCAGTAACTCCAATATTATTTGTATCTACCATGATACCCTCCTGTACAAATGCAGGAATGACTGTCTTAATGATGCCTTTCTCAATCAGACCATTACTTACAAAGACCTTTGGATTCACATAGATTCTACCAGTTTTGTAGTGTAGAATTCTATCCTCCATAACTCCATGAAGTGTGTACAGTATTAATAAGTTATAATCTTTGTCAAGGATATAACCATTACCACCATAATACACCTCACCAGTGTTAGTTGTAATCTTCATAAGCCTGTCTCTATTATCATTCATCTGGAATGTCTTGAAGATTGCATTTGCAGTTCTTCTTGATTGAGGATAACTATTCTCAAATAAAGCAACAGCCATTTCCTTTAAACTATTAGGCTGATTGTAGTTACTCAATAACCCTTCCTCAACCTTGTACTTACACATTAGTGGAACATCAATCTCTGGTCCACTAATATCTACTCTTAAGAATAGATTGAATACATTATGGTTTTCAAATGCAAGATTAGGTTTAATATGGTCTGGGAATTGAATAGCACCTCTATTCAGGAATATATTATGAAGTTGCCAGTTTAATTGTGCACTTATTGCCATTACATTTCTACTTTAAAGTACATTGTATCAGCAGAATATTGAGTCATAAAAGGTACATCCCTATCTATAATAGGATTACATTCATTAGCCACGAAGTTTACAAACAGATTAACCATTACTGATGCAATCATATTTGCCATGAATGTTGTCTGTTTGTAGCTACAGATAGTTTCATCTGCTGCTGCATCACTGAACAACCATCTATTCTTATATTCAACTATAGCTCTTTCATCATTGCCTTGAATGGCAAAGACTTGAAATTCTTCTGCTGCCAATCTACCATCAATGAATAAACATTTAGACCTCTCTCCCTCAGGTTTATTACCTACATGCTCAAGCCATTTATCAAAGAACAGGCTCCTTGCTTCCATGTTATCAAAGCCACAAATCATAATATCTGTAGCTTCACTCTCAGCAGTAAATCTTTCTTGATATGCTACACTGTTATAGTAGTTTGCATATACTTGTAACATCCTATGAAGGGAGCTAACCTTTGCTTGTCCTAAGTCACCACTACCATACAATTGACCAGACATATTAGCCTGTTCAACTATATCTGGGTCATATAAATATAGTCCAGCAGGTTTTAGTCTTGCAAGTAGGAAACCAACATAACTTCCAATACCTCCTACACCAGCTAATGTAATAGTCTTAGACTGAATGGCACTATACCAGATAGCTCCACTGAATCTACTTGTAGCTTCATCTACAAGCAAACTACCTGAATTGGGTGGAATTACTACTTCCTCAGCAGCTAATGCAGCTTCAAGTAATGCCTCTCCTTGTTCATCAATCTCTACTGGAGCATCCTGTAGAGTCCCTGAATGAACAGTCTCCAAATGTTCATCAACCATTTGGTTTATAGCACTTTCTAATACTTCATCTTCCATAATCAAATAATATAATCATCCATTAATTTGATATAAACACTTAACCAAGGATTCTTTGGTAATTTCTCAAGCTCTTCTCTTACATCATGTGCCAATAATGCAGCCATAGTAGAATCATCATTATTAATAACTGCCATGACATCTCCATCATAGGTATAATTAATAAGATAATCTACATAGTTTGATGCAAAGTATTCAAACTCTTTGACAGTTCCAAATCTCCTTCTATAAAGACTCTCCATAGAATTAGCCCACTTCTTGACATCAACTGCACTTTCATTTGAAATGATAATACTTGATGTAACAAGTTGCCTTACAATAGATTGAACTATGTCTTCATCTACTGTTACAACACCATAAGGAATGTCAAGATTCTCTTCCTCAGGCTGGTCAAAAGGCAATTCACCTTGTTTAACAGGTAATTGCTTAGCTTCATTAGCTTTATACCAGCCTCTTCCTTCTTCCCCATAGTATTTATCTTTATCCATAGGAAATGTACTCCCCACCTCCTTGGTTGGGGCAATGTTCTTTCCATAGTTACCATATTGAGGATAGCCCTTATATACAGGAGTTACAACCTTCTTCTTAGACTCTTTGATTTCCTTAAGCCTCTCCATCATTTCAGTCTCAAAGTCATCAGTTGCATCCTCAAATACTATATCCAAATTGAACCATTCAAGTTTCTCTTCTTCAATATCAAAGGTCTCTACTCCCTCTCTTACTTCACCATTCCAAGTAGGATAAGTGTATTTCTCAGATACAGTCTGTACACATTTGTACTTCCTTGTAACACCAGCAGTATATTTACCTGCATTATTCACAATCAAGGATACAAAGTGAGCCATATCATTACCTTCTGCACTTAGAGTTGCTGTATCAGTACCACTAAAGAAAGTAGCCATATTATTATGGCTATGGATTAATCCTTGATATATCCCCTCTTCCAATAATTCAGGATGGTCTACCATATATGTAGCCATATCAGGAGATACATTGAACTCAGTATATGTACTTGTACCAATGTCCATTTGGAACAAATCTACACATCTAATAGTTAGGGACTTATCTTCAAAAGCTCCCTCAACTTTATAGAACAAGACACCTGACCATTCTACATCCCAAATGTTCTTGCATAAAAATCTTATCTTTTTCTCAACCTCTGCTGGGATGACAATCTTAAATATATCCTGTCTGTGGACTAACTCCAGCACTGGTTTCACTTCTTTCTTCTCTTCCATATCCATAATTTAATATTCTCAACATGCTACATACAATAGCTTCAATATATTGTAAATTCAGTATCCTCGTTCTATTAAGAGACTCCTCCTCTGAGGATAGTACTCCATCAATAGTCAAGGTAATTTCCCTACCTTTGAATGTACAGATTTTCTTTCCTACATATCTCTGATAGTCATCACTACTACCCCTTCTTACTGCTCTTGGTATATAGACTTTACCATTGGTTATAATACATTCCTTGATAATACTATTACTAACAAGGTCAGTATAACTAATATCAAAAGTATGCTTGTTATATTCAGTATTATACCAGCTAATAAATTCATTACTGATAAGAACCACTGTATCAATGAAGGACATTCCTATCCCATAACTTCCATTACTATAGTTGAACCTAATCTTCTTAGTCTCCAGAAGGTATTTAATGAATAGCTTGAATTGCTCTCTTCCAAAGGCACTATTCCAAGGAACCACACCTCTAAGAGATTGCATAGAGAATTTATCTGTAGCATCTCCCATATCTGGTGCAGGAATATTTTCAAGCCTATGGTGTGGAACTCCATCAATAGATTCTACTCTTACATATCTGTCAAGCTCCAGACATAATAACTGCCAAATGGCTTCATCATATCCTATAGCTAATGTAGAAAGAGAAGAATTGATAGGTCCTCTACCAGTACAAGGTGTTTGGAAATTCTCAAAGTTGTTTCTTGGAATAGAAGGTACATGACTGTGCATATACCCTCCCTTAAAGTGGTTTAGTGGATAATTAGACCTGTTCACTCCAAAATATCCCTTACCTTTTCCCTGCCAATTAAATGGAACTTTAAGCCATAACTCCTTAATATCAACATACTTATCATACTCATTTGTAATCCTTACTGTAGGAAAATAAATAAGAATAAATAAGCCATTGAACATAGTATTAGCAATCTTCTCCTTTATTATTGGCAAGAAATATTTAGCCAATGCAGAGTCACTTACAACAGTTTCATTATTAGCACCTTCTGCTGTCCAAAAGAGATTTATTATATCTCGGTCCTCTTTATTCATATTTTGGTAAGCAGAAGAATCTACTATATTACTCCATTCCATGAATGTTCCCAAGGGAGTTACACTAAGGTATGTATATAATTCATCCTCAGTAGGAAAACCCTGCATATCTACTCTCCCTTCACCAAAGAAGTCTTGAAAGAACTGTAGGATTTGATTTGGTCTTTCCATGATACTATCATATAGTTCATGGACTTGTTTCTTTATTTCTTCGGTCATTGCATGATAAAAAAAAATGAGGGGGAAGGCTTATTCAGCCTCCTCCCTCACTGGTTTCTACTTAATGAACAAAGTCAAACATCTTGTTTATTTCTGACCTTGACATCTTTTCAGGTTCTTTGTAATCTGTACCTTTCAGTTCAGCCATAGCCCTGTCATAAGTACCTTCTTCAATAACATCACTGCCATAAAGGTCTTCCAACAGGATTTCCATTGCACCTGCAACATTACCTTCAGGAATTGAACTTTCCTTAGATATTTCTACTTCTTTTGTAGCTTTCTCTTCTACAACTACTTCCTTCTTCTCTTTTACAGGAGCAGGTTTTGAAGAGCCTTCACCCAACAGGTCAATCAAGTCCTGAGTTTTACACATAGTGAAGTTCTTTCCGAACCTTTTTACACACTCATCCTGCAAGCCTCTTGCCTTGATTGCATTGTAGGCTTCTGCCCTTGACATAGCACCAGACTTGATTTTCTTTTCAGGTGCAGTCAGCAGGAATGTCAAATCATTTACTACCTGTCCTTTATAAGGAATGTTGGTAGGAAGGATAGAAGCATCATCTTTCAATTCTGCTCTCAAATGACCTTCAAAGAATGTCATTCCTTCATATTCAATACCTGCTTCTCTCATTTCTCTTTTCAACTCACCCAGTGTAGTTGCAGTAGATGCTTGAATAACTTTTTGGGACTGAGTTTTGTTGTTGATGATGGTTACTTTTCTAAATTCCATGATTTTTTTTTTTTAGTGATAAAACATTACCTATTAAATAGGCTTAAAATTATTTCTCTGAATTGTTCTTTGTCTCCTATTGTTTTATAGAGGTCTGAGACATCTTTTCCTCCTTCAAAATGTGGCAATACTATGTTAGTGAACCCAGTGGATGCTGATAGTTTCTCTCCATCTATGAGACCAGCTTTATCATTATCCAATAAGATAAATACCTCCTTGTATCTTCTTTTGAGTTCATTAACAGCAGTATCACTAATACCATAGCCCTCTCCTTGAATAGCCAATGCTGGTATCCCAGTGTTTGCCCATAGACATAAAGCATCTTTCATTGAGGAACAGATACATATCTTATCCCCAAATTCAGGTACTTTAGTCCATAAGCTAATTACTGACCTATCATGCCTGTTGGACCACTTATATCCTTTCTGATTGAATGGTTGATATATCTTTAAAGTGACTTTTCCTTCCTTATATTCTACATAAGCATAAGCATATTTATCTGCTGGGAAGACCATTCTGTTCTCTCCTTTTATGATTATTTTATAGGATATAGGATAAATGTCAGCATATTTCAACCACTCTAAAGTGATACCAAATGAAGCCCAATACTCAAGGTCATACTCTCTCCATTCCCTTGTCTTACATTGTAAATCAAGGTTAGAACTGTACTCCTTAGTAGTGACAATCTTAGGTTTACCTAATGCACTATAGCCATTAGTCTTAGTAATCTTGGGTAAGTCCTCCCAAACATGTGCAAGCACATCATTGTAACTCTCCCCCCAATACTTACCTAATAAATCAAATGTTCCTCCTCTATCTTTTGTAGCCAAGTCTGTCCAATGTATCTTCTGACCATCTATGCTATAAAAACCAAAGGATGGATGGTTATCAGGTCTTAATGGACTTGATATAATACAGGGGACATTACTTACCCCAAAATAATGGTTCAGAATATCTAACTCTGATACCTTTGATAAAATCTCTTCTAATCTGATATTAGGTTTACCAATACTAATAGCCATAACTCTAAATCTTTATGTTATTAACCCCAAGGAGTTGCTGTAGGAGCTGTTGCTGCTCCTAATGGGTCATTGTCAGGTGCAGTAAATGAAGTAGCTTCTACTACATTTTCATGCAAAGGTTGTGTAGAGAACTCTGTATTAGGAGCACCACCTGCATTCTGAAACTCAGTGATTGCAGCATCAATCCTACTGTAATCTGTTACAGCATTCTTAGCAAACTTCCTTGTAAATACAGCCTGATACTGTCTTGTACCATTTTCATTATCCACAGTTCTGATACCTACTGCACCTTTAACTGTATAAGCAGCAGCAAGAGTAACAAGCTCTTTAAGCTCTTTTACATCACCCTTGAATAGAGCTGCCATATCCAGAGAAACCTCACTGTCAGAGGGGTCTTCCTTCATAATCCACTTACCATCTTTATAGTTGGCAGGATTAGGAATATTCAACCACTGAATAAGGAAGTCAATCAAGAATTCCTCACCCTGCCATGCAGGTCTATAGTCAGCACTGATATTGGCTGGTCCAGAAGAGTATTGTGGAATAGACTTGGACTGTAGCTCTTCTTTTGTAGCCCATGCAGTTCTACCAAACTTATCAATAATCTGATATTTACCACTTGTCTGACCAACTCTGTAATCCTTAGTCAGCATAAAGCTGGTAGGAATAAGCAATTCAATGCCATTGTTCAACTTAGCATCAGGAGCAGTCTTTGCATAGAATACCACCCTTACCTGTTCCTTACCTTCATCAGTTTTACCAACATATTCAGGGTCATTCTCAATCTCTCTACCTGTGAGAGCTTCTAATTCTGCCTTAGTAGGATTTACAGCTACAATATTGAATGCAGCCATACCTTTGTACATCTTGAAAGAACCTTCAACTGATTCTTTACCTACCTTAACAGCCATGAAACTTTTGTTTAAATTCTTCATCTTAAATTACTGATTTTTAGTGATTAATCCTTGAAAGGCATTTCATCTGCCACTTCTCCAAATGGATTTGCAGGTGCTGCCTCTTCTGCCAATGCAACTGCCTCAGATGCAGGTACCTCTACCTCTCCTACAACCTCTTCTGAAACTTCTCCTTCTGGAGCTGCTTCTGTTGCTTCTGCTACTGCCATGATACCAGCAAGAACTTCCTCAGAAGTGAAACCACCAGTCATAGTCTTGATAGGAGCTTCAAAGCCTTCAATGGCTTCATTGATTACACCCAGTTCTTCCTGTGCTTTCTCAATCTTCTCTACCAGTTTGTCCCTTTTGGTTCTCAAACTCTTAGTGTTCTGGGCTGTTCTCTTTACAATAGCCAGTTCAAACCTTGATAATTCTTTTCTTTCCATGTTTTCTTTTTTTTTATACAAATTTCCATATATAATTATCAGCACTTTTTCTTCTACCATAACAACATTCTCCAATAAGTTTGCCCTATATAACTTTTACCAGAAGGGGAAATATATCTGTAAATAATGCCAGTAATCATATAAATACTTGTATTTAATTTATAAAAATTATTTGTCTTTGCCCTATCTCATTGGGCTTACTTTGAAGTTTATTTATGGTGTATTTTCTTTCATAATATCCTAATGCTTCCATAAAGAAAGGCTCAAACATTCCATTCTTTAAAAGGAAAGTAATGAATACTGTTGTTTCATAATAAGGTTTATCATGCTCCAAACAGTAATTCATTAATAGAATATTTACATCCATTTCAGTCAGTCCACCAAAGGCTACAAGCCTACTAATCCTGACTACTTCATCCCTACCCATAGTATTCCTGTGCTTTCTCAACTACAAGACCCAAATCATTGGGAATATATAGAGGAAACATACCAACAGGACTCTTTGCAGGATATACTCCATCATCATTAGTTACAAATTCTCTGATGGATTTCTTCTCTTTGGAATCAAAGGAAGATTTACCATAAAGAACCACTTCAAACTTACCCTCAGGAGTAATATATGAATCAACCATGTTACCAGTACTCTTATATTTATAAGAGATACTATCACCATTCTTGTCTTTATACTCTTCATAGTGAGCAAGACAAATCATGTTCTTATTCTCTGGTACAAGATTGATTGCATCAAAGATTAATCCCATGCCATAACCAATCTGCTTAGGAGTGTCCCAACCACCTTTCATAGCATTCTTCATATAGAAATCCTGACTGATATAGTTCATATCATCAAGTACTATATTAGTGAAAGGAGAGTGAGGGCTGGCTAACATTTCAATGATTTGAGCAACTTCTTTTGCATCATTGGTTATAATTCTGTTACCCTTACCAATCTCTTTGAGAGTAGTAACTTGGTACTTACTTCCCCCACCTCTAAAAGGTAGGGGTTTATTCACACAACTTATCAAATAAGTCACTTTAGGGTCTAACCCTTTCAATCCAAGTTCTGGTATCTCTCCAATAGAGGTTGACTTACCAAAACCTGACTTAGCTAAAATCAATGCTTTCATTCTTCTTATTTAAAATTTAGTCTGCAAAGGTAATCAATTTAATCAACCTATGCAAATTCATCTTCCACTTTCTTACTCTGGCTTTTCTTATAGAGACATTCATGAAAGTATAGTTAGTCCTCCTTCTTACAACTGTCTCAATATACTCAAGACATCTCTCCAGTTCAGGCTTATTATTGGGTAATGGAAGCTCGGTAAATGTACTCACTGCTCCATCAAAGAACAATGGACATATTTGACCTCCTGCTCCATTATCTCTATCCTCAATAACCTGCATAAACCTTATATTGTTTTTGAATTTGGTCACATCATAACCTTCATACTCCCTTAGACCATACTTAAATGGACTATACAAACCAAGCACCAGATTTGCATCTCTGGTAGTAGTCTTACAATCTGCAAGACCATCTGATGAAGGCATCATCTTATTCAACTTCTGATTCTCAATTCCTTCCTGAGCCTGAGCTTGATGCTGGATTGCAGTGATATTGAAATCAAACTGGTCTCTCTGAGTGATGAAATACTTACTCATCTTCTCAATAGTCTGCATTTTGTTCATACCACTTTCTGACATCAGATTTGAATAGTTGTCTAAGATAATTTCAACATATTCATCCTTATCATCTGGTTCATAAAAGTCTATAACCTCTCTTTCCTCCTCAAGTCCAGCTTCATTCTTCATGATAACCTTCTTGAAGTGGAACTTTCCTCTACTCAAAGCAAAATTCCTACAATACTTGTTAATTCCTGTAGGATTTCTCTCAGAGTCAATATAGATTATAGTCTCCTTAAACTTCTGAATATATGTTACATACCTTTCAGATGCAAGTAAGTCTAATATCTCTTGAGGAACTGGTCTATCAGCAGAAGTACTCTTCAAGTCAGTTGGACTTATTCTTATTCTATCAAGCCTGAATAACAGGTGACATAAGAATTCATAGAACTTTTCTTCCTTACCCATTTCAAGGGTAAAATAGAGTATCTTCAACCTTAGTTGGTCAGGGTGCTCAATTGCATAGAAGAAGGGTTCATAAACAAGCATATAGTCAGCAAGTTTTGATTTACCAACCTTTTGATTTGCAGTAATAATGTTATACCTTCTTTTCTCTATTCCTGGGAGCCACACTCTTAATCTTGGGAAAGACAATGGAATACAATTTATCTTGCCATCCAGTATCCTCTGTCTTCGGAGTATTAACTTCTCCAGTGCCCTATCAAATGAATCCTTCTCTTCCATAACTATTCAATATATCTCCATATAAAACCATAAGCTCTCTTCATTCTTCCATTACAACAGGCTCCAATATTAGTATTCTTGAACCCTAAAGTTCTTTCAACTTCCATTGTACTTTCCCACCTTGCTACCTCTTTCCCATCCAATGACATCTGTAGTACTGGTTTTGAATTCCACATAGTTTTCCTTCCTTTTAAAGTACTTGACCTTCTATTATTTCCAGTACCATGACCCATATTGTAGGATTGATTACACCATTCAAGGTTCTCTACTCTATTATCTGTTTTATCCTCATTTATATGATTAATTTGAGGATAATTCTCAGGATTAGGAATGAAAGCCTCTGCCACTAATCTGTGAACATGAAATGTCTTTCCTCCATCTAACCTTACCTGTAAATAGCCTTTGGAGGTTTTATAGGGTTTAAGATTTCTGTTACTTTTAAGTGAGAAAATCTCCCCTAATTTAGATACAAGATAGTCAGGATGCCCTGTAATGATTTTAAATTCCATAGCTGTTAGTTTAATGTAGAAGTCCAATCAACACTCATTTCATTGGTTTGGTCTGCATTCTCAATGTAATTAGCCAGCTCTGAGATAGGTACTTTAGTACCATCCTTTACCTCTTCTTTCCAAATGAAATATTGAAGCAATCTCATGAACTTATACTCTCCATTGAAGCCAGAAACATAGGCTTGAGTTGCATTGATGATTTGTTCATCAGTGTAATCATTCCCATACTTCTTAAAGAAAGTCTGTAACTTCCTCTTAATGTCAGTTTTATTCCCTCTCCAATACTGATTGTTAAAGTTCTTTCCTTCTGGATAAATGGATTGAAGTTGAGGTACTAATGCTTCAATTCTTTGATTGAAGTCATCAGTCCCCACAGACTTATCGGAGTCAAGAATGATATTATTGACTACATTATTTCCCATAGAAGTTACAAATAACCCTACAGGAAGATGTGTTTCCCTATCATAACTTGTACTGATAAGTCCTTTTTTCTTCAACTCACTTTCAGCAGCATTGAAATCTACATTGTTTTGAATAGCTATCATAAGCAAGACCTCTCCAAGAGAAACCCCACTCTTCTTAATAACCTTGTCATTCAATGAGATTGTCATACTACTATCCAATCAGCAATTCAACATGAGCTTCCTCAACTTTCACAGTCTGTTCACAAGCCTCCACAGATTCATTCACAAGTGCAGCACAGTTCAAGAAATATTTCTCAATTTCTTTGTAAACCTTTGCAGCAGTAGCAAATGCTTTACCCTTTGCTCTGGATTCTGCAATCCTCTTACCTACCTCTTCATTGAAGGCATCTTCCTCATTGCACCTTGCAATGGCTCTTACCTTGAATGTGCCATCGAGGTCTACAAGTGGAAGATTAGCCCACATTTTGGGATAAATATCAATCCATGCAGGATGTTTCTGCAACTGCATGTCACACTCCAGAACACAAACTACCACCTTCTTCTCAGGATTTACAATGTAGCTTGCTTTAGTAATTTTAACTCTGTTTCTCATACTTTTATTTCACTTAAATTTGTTTTTACAACCAACTCTGGATTATAGTCCTCAAGCATCTTTTCAACTAACTCCTCTTCCCTTGTACCACTAAAGTATGGGATAATAATGATGGGGTCTTTGTGCCTGAGTATTCTACCCAATCTTTGTTTGATGATAATATCACTGCTGTTCAGATTAGCATATAAACCAACTCTGCAATCTACAAGGTTCATACCTTCATTCAGCATATTACATGCTGTAATGTGGTCCAACTTCTTGTGATTAAACATATCAAGTACCATAGAGGATTCTTTGTTCTTACTGTTAATACAGTTTTCCCCTAATATTTCTGTCTGCTCAATAGAGCTACAGAATGTAAGTACCCTTTCTGATTTCAGCTTCTCCAGAAGAGATAAGATAATAGGGTTCTTTAATTGTGAAAGGAATTTGAGCCTTTGACCTGCAAGGAATAACCATTTTGTCTTTACTCCTTCATTTCTTGTTCTCATATATTGCCTCTTCCAGAACTCTATCTTGTTTCCTAACTCTATCACATACTGTAATTCAGTACATTTAATATGCACTTGAATAGATTTATCCTTAAGATACTGCCATCTGTCCTTATACAGACATTCCCTGACAATCTTAGCCTTAGGATGCTCAATCACAGTATGTACAGCATGTGTATTATCAAGTTCAAGAGGGATAAGGAACACTCTTGGGTCAGGAAGGATTTCATTGTCTATAGCCTCCTTCATCTTCACTGTATAAATGTGCAAATCAGGAAACAACTGACTTAGTTCCCACTTCATATCTCTGGTAACTGTAGCTGAAAGCATGATAGAATGATGTATCTCCATTGTAGATACAAATTCTCTACATCTTTCTGACATGTGTTGCACTTCATCAAAGATGACTACATCCCATTCTTCCTCTACATGTTTATTCAATCCTACATAAGTACTGAAATACACTCTTTCAAGCCAAGATTCTAATCCCCACTTAATAAACTCTTCTTTCCAGTTGTTTATCAAGACTAATCTTGGTATTACTACAAGTATGCTACTGGGATTATCTCTTAAAGCCAAATCAATACCTATCTTACTTTTACCAAAAGAAGTTGGCAACTCACAGAGTATAGAATTACTCCTTATATTCATTATCTCTTCCTGAGCCTGTTCTCTATCCATATCTCTTTACTATATTCTTTAGTTTTTCTACATATTGCGGGTCTTCCGCATAACCTATTTTAATCAAAAATTGATAGTAATCATCCGGGGGTTTGTATCTATATTGTATGTAATTGAGATAGGCAACCACACTCTCACTCCAGTGGTCAAACTTGTAATAATCACCTTTGTAACTATTGTAGAGTCCAAATAAGTTATTGTACTCTTTGCAGACCTTAGACCTGAAATGACCTGTCTCAAGAATAGCCTGAGCATATACAATGTTCTTATGTTTAACATTATAATACTCTAAAGCCTCCATAAGATAATCATCAGGAGCCTCTGATAGTAAGAACTCTGGTTGTTCCAATCTCAACACATCCACCTTTTCAGGTTCCTTGTGCTCCTCTTGGTAGTCCATATAGTATAAACCATATAGACCACCAATAAGTAAGAGCATAAGAATATTAATTACTTTTTGTTTCATACTATAACTTGAAAGAAAGCTCTATATTTCAGTGCATAAGAGCTTTTTAATTTTAATCACAATCTTTCCTACATAAGTCTCCCCCTTTAAACTTGGGATATACTTAACAAGATACATTTCTGGCTTCATATTGGAAAATATGAAATATGCTACAAGAAAAGTCAAAAACAGTAAAATGTTAAGAACAGGAATTTGTTCAACAAGAATAATCATGATAAAAAACCACAAGGGTATTCTTACCTCAGACTCCTCCACAACCTTCATCCCATGATAGCATTTAAAATGGGTATCTTTCATAATATCCACTATTATTATAGTAAGAATTATACCAATAATAAACCAAGTCATGACTATTTACTTATGTCTTTAAATATTGTAGGAACTTGACCATATACTGGTAACTTTCCATCCCATTTCTCAATCCACATCTTCTCAAGAATTGCTGGAGTAAGAGCTTGTTCTCTAAGTTGATTAGCTTCCTTCTCAGCCTTAGCAGCTACAATTAACTTCTCTGCCTCAGCCTTAGCTACAGCTACTTCATTCTGCACTCTCATTGCTTCCTGCACAGCCTTATTCTTGGCATTTACAGCATCTACAATGGTCTGAGGATATTTGAGACCAGATGTCAACTGTTCCAACTGAAAGTTTTCCTTATGCAATGCTTCACTAAGATGTTTTTCAATGGATTTCTCTATACTATCTCTATGACTTACTATATAATCAGTAGTAAAACTATTGAGCTGTATTCTAAAGGCATCCTTTACATAGTTAAGCAGAGTTCCTGTAATAACATCATCAAGCTGCTTTCTGTACTTCTTGAATACTTCTGGAGACTTACCGTCCATAATCTTCAAGGATACAGTAGGGTCAACTGTAAACTCAGACCCATCTTGGGCATTAACTGTAAATGGAGCATAATCTACTGTTCTCACATAAGTAGGATACTCATATATCTCAGTAGTAAAAGGATTGTACCACACTCTACCAGTGACAAGAGCAGCTTCTCCAACTCCCTTATCATCCCCATAAAGGCTTACTTTAATACCTTCATGTCCAGCATCAATTCTCTCACAAGATGATAGACTTACCATCCCCATAAAGGCTATTAACAGCCCAATTAAAAACTTACTTTTCATGTTTTCTTTAAATTTATTATTAGACATTTAGTTTATTTCTTATAACTCATCAAACTCTTCTTGGACTTCTGAAATTCTCCTGTTAAGTCTGGCTATAGCAAGAAGCTTGACCTCATCAAAGTTGATAAAGGAATCATCTACACTATAGGTATGTTGTGCTCCATTATATCTTATAGAATCAGAAATTTCAACTATAAAGAAGCACACTCCTCTTTCCCATCTACTTTTCTGGTCTTTAAGTTTGTTGAGCCTTTCAAGAAGCTCTTTACCCTTCTTTACCTTTTCCTCAGTCATTTTTCTTTTTCATTTTAATAGAAGTAAAACACTTGGTCTTGTAGGAAACCAAGAATATTAATGCTAATAAGAAGAACCCTACAATGTTCTCCATTGTGTTGGCTTGTGAAATCATCTCAAAAGATAAGTTAATTCCTAATATGAATGCCACTATCCATATTGAACCTTTAATTATATTCATCATAAATTCTAATACTTTGTCCATTCTAAATCAATAGGTATCTTCCAAGAATCTCTCATAGACAAGTGAACTCCATCAAACTCTTTATGGAACCTGCTTGTTCTTGGAAACTTGAAACTTCTATAGGTATTCTTTGGTTTTCTTCTTTGCCCATTTCTCCACTTCTTCTTAGTTAAAACTCTCCCTTTGCTCATATTTCCAATAGTTTTATGTAAGTTCTTCCACCATCCTTATCATACCATAGCAATAGTATATACTTGTTATAGCTTGTGATTAAGTCAAAATAAGGGTGGTACCTAACAAAAGTCTTTATTAGTAAGATAATACCTAACAATCCTACTATAATTGATACAAATAACATACTACCTACACTATAAATGATTTAATTACCCAATACAGCATAGGTGAAACTTACTCCACCAAGCTCTTCACATATCCTTTTGAGATGTGCTTCAAGCCTCTGTTTCTTAGTAAGTTTCTCCCAATCTCTGGGTTTAACAAAGTAAGGAGCTTCTTTTCCTATCATGTACTCATAAGCATCCATACTAAGGTTGAGAGATTGACCAGCAGGTTTACACTTTCTGGTTTTTACAGTAATAGTTTGAATATCCTTCTTACCATCACTCTTCTTACCTTCTACTCTCATAGAGAAAGTATCATAACCTGTGCCTACTTTTTCTTCCTCAAGAGCTTTAGCCTGCTCTTGGCTCAGCATCACACTACCTTGTAATGTGACACTGAGACTTACTTTGATTTCATTATTCATCTGAATCTTTATTACCAAGCATAGCTCCCATAAGAAGCATACCCAACATGGCTTCTGGACCTTCACCTACCAAATTCTTAGCTGTAAGAGCAACAACAATCTTTTGCTGTTGGTCTGCAATGAATTTCTGCAAGTCCATAGGCAGAGTACCAAGTAGATAAGCAATTACAATAGCCTTGCTTTGGTTGTCTTTTAATCTTCTTAATTCAATCAAGCAATTGTCCAATACATCTTCTGCATTGGTATCACCTGTCTTTTTACCAAGGTCAATTACACCTTCCCTCAAATTATCCATTACTTCTTTAGGAAGTGGTTTGTTAAGACCTAATTTTTCTCTCATGTTTTCTGCGAAGCTCTCAGCTCCACTCTTTCCATTTTTCATTGTTGTTTTTTTTTTAGTAAAACATATCTTATTATCACATGAATGTGTATAAAAGAAAAGGCTACCAGTAATTAAACTGATAGCCTTTAAAAGATAGAATATTCTACAACACCTTTGAAATTGTTGCCCCTAAGGACATAAGTTGATTTAAAAAATCTACTCCTTTCTTACTTTAATTTACTTTTCTTTTATGTATAATATTGAAGTAAGTGTTGTATATCACTAATCTTTGTGCGGGGATGAAAGGACTCGAACCTTTATTTGATAGTACCCAAAACTATTGTGTAAACCTTGAAGTAACCCTTATAATCCACTACCCCTTCGGGAGAACACTCATAAGAGGATAAAACTTGCTTATTTCACCACATCCCCATTTTAATTTAATCACCATTTATTCCTGAACCACAACTAAATGCTTTCTAAGTATTATGAACTCCTGTTGGCATTACCCCCTGTGAAGTCTGGTGATTTTGTGGAGGGACTTAGACTCGAACTAAGGACCCGTAGCTTTCAACATGCTTTTGAAGTAACTCTATTCTACACCAACATATTACTGTGGAACATTGAACAAAGTGTAATTTTCATTTATACTGCTCTACCAACTGAGCTATCCCTCCATAAAATAAAAGACATCATAGAATAGTGCAAGAGTAATATTGCCATATAACCATTTATGAAGTAACTCTTTGCTTCACTAATGATGTCTTTATAAGATATGCCATAGAACATTTAACAGATTATCGTAGATAATTTAAAAGATTATTGATGTAAATCTGTAACACACTAATGGCATTATAAGTTAATGTTGTAAGAACAACTAACAGACTATTGTTTGGTAAACTATATCCATATTAGCTTGAAGTAAGTCTATTATACACTATACAACATTATATTTTACTGTTCCTCAAACTTATTCTGCAAGCCTTCTAAAGCTGCAATATAAGTTAGGAAATGCTCTGACCAACCTGAAATCTCAGCAGTCCATCTACCTCTATAATTCACTCCCTTTGTATTGGCTGATACATCACAAATATAATTGTAAGTACCAAAAGGCTCAGGAAGGATAGAACTATTATACATATGGTCTATATCCTGTGAATCTGAGAAGATGATGATTCTATCAAAGTGGACATCTTTAAACTTAGCTTTACACCAGTCTAAACATTGTTTGGTGAATATACCTCCACCACCAATATTATTTCTTGTATCCATGATTTGCTTGAATACACCAAATCCCTTTTGAGGATATTTAATATGTTCAGATGCTTGCTTTCTTAGGGCATCTGCACCTGCTGTAGCCACAAGTTCATAGTCCTCACATTGATTAATAGCTAACATAGCCATTGCACATGCTTGGTCCATTCTGTTGAATTGTGACCCACCAGAAGTAAGACTACCCATAGAACCACTGACATCTACTATAAACAGGGTTTTACCTGGAAGTTTAGGTAGATTCTTATATGATTCCAACATAGCATCTTCAATATCCCTGCTGAACTCAGGATTCATTCTTTCAGCTTTCAAGAAGTCAAGAGGCAATAACATTGATGATTTGAGTCTTGTCAATCCCTCAACAATAACCCTTCTATCAACATCTGCTTTCTTCATGTTATTTATGTTTCTCAACATAGCCAGACCACCAATCTTATTCTCAAAGATTAGTTTAGTCCAAGTTTCTTTCCTGTCTTCACCAGCAGATAATAACACTTCCCATGTCTCAGGTGGTGTAAGAGTTCTGTCAGCTACTTTCTTGAATAACTTGGTTTCATAATCATTGTTTGGCTTAGGTCTGCACAAGAACATAACATCTCTCAGCTTAATAGCTGCATCCCTATCATATTTAGCCAGCTTATACTCATTGAAATTATGAAAGGCAGCACTCAATCCTTTCTTAGCTTGGTTGCAGATAGGCTTTTTACCATCCTTCCAATATAATGCCAAGAAATCTGTAAGCATGTCAGCCCTTGTAATAATCTTAGGCAACAAGTCAGCTACAAATAACTTATGTTCAGGATATTTGCACATTTCCACTGCTATAAACAGTGGTGTGTGTCTCAGCTTCTGCATTAATCTTGCTTCAAGAGCAATATTATACACATCAATGGCAGGGCACAAAGGTATTAATCTTTTAATTTCTTCTGCTACCTTCTTACCATCCATATATGCTACATCTTCCCAAAGAAGATTAGCTAATACTGCCCTTCTCAGTAATGCTACATTACTCTGTTTAGCTGCCAATGCACCTGAACCTCCAGCCAGTCTTTCTGTATCCAACTTTGAAGTTGGCTTAATGTTTGGATTTAATTTAGAACACATACACTAAAATTTAATCTTGTTTATTTTTCACTCTGCAAAGATATGTCAAAGGTTTCATATATGCAAATATATTTCCACCTTTAACATTCTTTTGTTATTTAATACCAAATCTCAGGCAAATAATCATTGCCATAATCAAATGTTGTTTTCATCTAAATCAGGATGTTTAAATATTAAGAATCTGCAAGCACAAGCTACTATTAAATGTTGTACACCTATTGCAGCCAGTACTCCTATTACTATTAGGTTCCAATCAGGTAATGATTCCCAATTAAATAACCATAATGCACATAAGAAGAATGTTATCCATGTAGTACTACAATAGATACAGAAACCAAGAGGATAAGCAATGAAACCTAAGAATCTATGCCATATATTAGGTGTATGACACCCATCTATATCACAATAAATCTCTGATTTCTTTACCCATTTCTTGAGTATTACATACCACCAGTAGAATATCATATCTTCCACCTTTAAACAATTTCTGTAGAAGATTCCTAATAATCCTCCTACTAATCCCACAAGGATAAATTCAAATACAAACTGAGTCATGTTTTTTTTTTTAGTTCAACATCTATTATCTCTTCTCAAGTTTAGTTTCAACAATAATTGGTTTAATATCCTTCCACTCAGTAATATTATTACTATCTACTGGCTTACCACCATTGAATGTACAAATAGTTATGTGTGGAGTTTTATTTACAGATACTAAAGGGAATATATTTACCTTAAAAGCCATAGCTTTATCAGATGTTCCTATTCCTATAACCTTGATTTTAAAGTCCTCATGTAATTTATCTATTAGAAAATCATGAAGATTACTATTATCCCATGTTAGTTGAGACCTATGCAATAATGTACAATGGTCCAAATACCAATTCTCAGGAAGTGTTCCCTTTATAAGGTCATTGTTGAAATCATAGTCATTTTCCCATAACCATGCTTTCAATTTGGTCTTACTCTCTTCTGTGAGAAATAAGCCATAGTATTCAAAGTTCTTCATATAATAGTTTATTAGAATTTCCTTCTTGAGCATTTCTTGATATTTACAAGGTAGAAATGTCTGACAGCCCATAACACCCTTTATAGCTTACCTATTAGCATCCTGTGTTTTCTGTATTTATTGTATTGCAGCCCACACCAGACCAAAACCATTTACAATTGTGGAGCATGAGGGATTTGAACCCTCGTCTTACCAATCTTTAATAAAAGAATTTCACATGCTTACCTCTTTGATATGTGGTTGGTTATCCACTGGGGTTGAATAGAAATCAACACAATCCACCACCTTATTTCAATTTATCTCTGTTAGAAATAAGGAAACCACATGCTATGCACCTTTCTGTTTCCAAGCAAGTGCTGCTCAGCCTGTTTAGGCAGCAACTCTATAAGTGTTGTCAGTTAATTGTTTGTTGTCTCTCCAACTGTCTCTGCATGTTCTCTTACCAAATAACCAGTAATCAAATCCAAATTATGCCCCTATTTTATACTGAGATAAATGCTCTACATTATAAAGTCTTTTAATTTCATTAATATCCTCCTTAGAAAATTGACCATGCTTATATGTTGGAACTCTTAGTCCAGTTTCAAAAGCATGTATAGTATTGCCAGAAGATGTAGTCCACTCCAAATTACTCACATTGTTATTTGTTTTGTTTCCATCTTTATGGTTTACTGTATCAAATCCATCAGGATTAGGGATGAAAGTAGATGCTATTAACCTATGCACAGTAAAAGTTCTACATCTACCATCTATACTTAAATTAACCATCATATATCCTCTTGGACCTACTCTTTGTTTTAAGTATCTATTTCTTTTGGTACTATAAATTCTTCCATCTTTTGTAGCCCAATAATTATCTCTTATTAATTTTAGTTCTTCCATAATTTTATATTTTAGTACCTCTGTAGAGAGTCGAACTCTAGCTTCATCTTTAGGAGAGATGCGTGCATCCATTACACTACAAAGGCAGTTTGAGTAGCTGTGTTTCACAACATGAGCTACTCTAAAAACATAAATAAAATGAAATCCTTTATAAACACATATTTAAAATAAATCCTTGACACTCTCACCTAATATCTTGACAGCTTTAATGGCATCCTCTTGATTCTTGAAATAAATTACACCTGCATATTGTACCATATTATGCTGATATACACCAACACCATTGCAGGTATCAACTACAGGACCACATGATGTGCTATAATTGCCAAGAAAATAACCTGTGTTTCTTGTGGTCTTATTCCAAGAACCATTGAAGTATTTAGCTACAATAGCCAGCCTGCTGTAAACATTAATCTTCTTCACTTCTCCTTCTGGAACTATAACAGAAGTGGCTTCTCTCTTTACCAATTGCTTGATATAATCATAGCCCATTAACTCTGATTCTGTATAGGCATTCAATGCCAATGTCCGAAGAGTTGAATTACCACTGTTGTACCATTCTCTTGCTTGTTCAAGAGTTACTGAGATATTTCTTGCTTCCATATTGCCTATTTGTTTATTATTAATGCTCCAATCACATATAACTTTAATACCATTTATCTTAGATGGTTCAATGGTTTTAAGAAAAATGCCATCTTGTACATCATTCGCACACTGAGTACAGCCTACTACATACATCCTCTGAGAATATCTATCATCCTCAATCATATCTCCAACTTGTACCATATCATAAGGACATAAGAACTTATATTGTTTCATGTTCCTTACTTGTGGGTCACTTAACCTAATGTTTGTAAAAACTACATAAATTGTCCGTACCATTTGATTATAGTTTATTTGAGTTCTTCATCAAGGTGATTGAAATACTTATTTAATGTAAGTATCTCAAGCTCCTCTTTGTTAATAGTTTTATAACACACTCCAATAAGTATTAATACAAGTATAAGACCATGAATAAAATATCCATTGTCATAAATACTGTCAATACCCATCATATATAATAAGGTAACAAGAGTGGTTACATATAGTAACACACCCTTGATAATTAGTTTGAATTTCTTCATTCTCCTGCTCCTTTCTGGTCTTTCATGAATAACCATGCAAAGAATGCAATGACCATTATTACAGTCACTACATTCTCAGTATTTATCATGTCTTCCATTATCTTTTTCTTTTGTATTTATTGAACTCTTTTCTTGCAATATCACCTTTCTTAAAGGTCTGCATTGTGATGCTATTGTCTGATGCAATTACTATTGACCATTCAAAAGCATGTGTTCCAAACAGTGAAACTGTTCTGCCTAAAGCATCTGTAACTGTAGCTCTCAATGTAGAGTTGCAGTTCTCTCTTTTATATTTCTTAGCCATGTGTTTATAAGTTAATTTGTTAATAATTGAAGCACATACTGGATTTGAACCAGTGACCCTCACAATAACTACCTTTAATTAATCATTGATGTGATGCTCTACCACTGAGCTAATGTGCCCTTGATTATTGATGTTATTATATCAACCCATGTATTCTTCCCTAAATAGGCAAGACTGTCTTTTTAATATTCCTTTACTCGGTTAATAGTGTAAGTCCCTCAGTCTGGCTACCAAGATATACCACCTGTTGCATAGTGTGTAATAAATTACTCTTTTACTCAGTGGACTCACTATTCAGCATTGCTTTCTCTTACAATATTTCGTCTTTCAGGTGGATGTTTGTTTAGTCTCCTAAGTGGTCAACACTTACAATATAACACCATCAAATATCTTATCCTTATCATTTATTCTATTATATATTAGTCATTTCTTAACACATTTTAATGGCATGTGTCCTGTCAAATGCTACTATTATTCACATCTGATTGCCTAAATTAGCCCATTGGTATGCACACTATGTGTATATTATAAGCATGATTAGTGCTTGATTAAACAATAAGATGTCCTTTTCATAAAGATTAGAACAGTAAATCCAGTTATTCTATTACTCCTCTTTTTCTTTTTGACATGTCTTTGAATGTGGCATAATGTGTGTTGGATTTTATAGACTAACACTCAATCTTCCACACTTTCACACTATCAACAAACATAGAAAGAAAGAGTAAAGAAAGGACATTTGAGACACTATTCTTCATGCACTCTAATTCAAGCTCTAATGCAATAAGATTGACTACTTAAAGCCTACAACTTACTGTCTTCAAACATAGAAACTCTCCCACTACTATCTATACTCCAGAAGAGAATAAGGAATAATAGTAGGAGAGTATGTAGTATTTTATACTTCCATCCAGCAATTAGCTATCCAGATAAAGGTAGAACCAGCATGTTCCAAGAACCAATTATTATTCTTGGTATATTGCTTGTTCCATGCTTCTTCACTTGAAATCTTTGATGTATGACCATCTAACCAAATTATCTTGTCCATAATACTATTAATGCTTAAAAGATACTATTAATGCTCAGAAGAATAGAAAAAGAAAGAGGGCAAATGCCCTCCTCCATTAGAATGTTGCCAACACTGGTGCACCACCTGTGCCTTCTTCATGCAGAAGCCAGAATGAGCTACCATCAGGTGCTTCAACATTTGACACCATTGGATGTGCAGGAATACCCTTCACTGCAACTGCTCCTGTCTTAGCACCAAATGTGAAGAACAGCTTGTTGGTCTTAGGATTCTGTTTCACTTGAATCTTGTCTACATGTTGAGCTGCTTTAAACTGTTCAACTGTCAATGTCTCACGGAATTTTAACTGATTGTCCATAATACTTAATGTTAAATTGTTAATGAATAAATTGTTTAACCATAGGGGGTAGAACCCCACTGGCTAAGTGATGGGGGAGGTGGGGTTGGTGTATATCCCACTCATGACTATGAATCAAAAAAAAAATCAAAAAAAAAAATCAAAAAAAAAAAATTAAATTATTTGGATAGTATCTACTATATACTTATCTTTGACCAAAAATTAAAAGTATGAAAGAGAAGAGCTATAATTTATTTGGGAGTACTTGGAGAATATGGTTTGTAGATGAAGTAGTTGGTGAAAATGATAGGTGGTTATTTGGAGAAACAGAGAGTCCCTCAAGGGTAATAACTATTAGCACAAAGAAGCCTGATGGTAGTAAACTTTCAAAGGATGAAATTGAACTTACTGTCCTACATGAAATAGTACATTCTATATTCCAAACTGGACAATATATGAGTTGTGATAATGATGAACCATTAGTAGAATGGACTGCAAGATGTTTAAAAGCCTTAAAAGAACAGCATATTATATAGTCAATAGTTAAACTTTCATAAATAATAGCCCCAGATTTGGATATGTCATTTATTTTTTGTATGTTTGCACCAGAATTAGAACTATACATCTAATTTCTCCTCCAAAGAAGTCCCTTGCAGAAGTTCAGGCTTTGGAGCTGACAGGGTAGTAATCCACACTTCTCCCATAAATAGGGAGCTTATTATAAAGGCTGGTATGCCTGTGGATGAGGTGAAAATCCTGCTAAAAAATGCCTTGATTATAAGTTACAGTAGCACACCTATGTATATGAGAAAAGGTTGAGGGTAAAGTGCTCTTGGGGATTAACCGCCTGTAATGAAGTATCATGGTAGGGGTACTGGAAACTTTACTCTGGCAGAGAACCAATCTGCTCAAGGGATTGTTATACACTTTAAAAAACAAACAAATATATGAAAAGAGTTATTGAAGAAGTTATAAAGAATGTAAACATTGTCAAGTGTGAAGGTGCTATCTGTGTGTCAGTTAATAGTAATGACAGGAGATACTATGCACAAGGAGTTAGCTCAAGAATGTTGGATGTAAAGAGATATAAGGTATGAATAAACTAAAAAGTAGTTTGCTTTGGCTATGGCAGTTACCACAGAATTTGTGTGGTATAATCTATAGGTCTATATCTAAAGATAATAGAATATGTGTTATAGAGAATGATGACTCAAGAAGTGTAGGTGCTAAAGTATATTTACAAATAGCTAAGGGTGGTGTAACTCTTGGAAAATATGTGTTTATTAATCAAGATTACACTGACAAGGAAGCAGTTATAAAACATGAATGTGGTCATGTAAAACAGAGTAAGATACTTGGTCCTTTATATTTATTAGTTATTGGTATTCCCTCTATACTACATGCCTGGCTTAATAATTACATTGGATGTTGTTGGAAGAATGGAAAATACAATTATTATCATTTTTATACTGAAAAATGGGCTAATAAGTTGATGGGTATTGAATCTTGAATTAAGATTCAACCCATTATCTTAATTCACTTCTGGAGTATTTTCGTACTATCTTGAAAATAATTAGTGAAAGATTTGCATATCTCAAATATTTGACTTATCTTTGCATCATGATTAGAAGATAAGAACATTGTTCCATAGTATAATGGTTATTACACCTGATTTTGGCTCAAGTAATGTAGGTTCAATTCCTGCTGGAACAACAATAAATGCCCTGTTGGTGTAATGGAAGCACAAGACTCTTCTAAAGTTTTAGATAAGGTTCGAGTCCTTAATGGGGTACTTTTGAAGGTGGATTTTTTTTTTGTTTCATGATTTTTAAAGAGTGGACTATCTGGTCTGTGAAGATAGGATAGTCAAAATGGTGGGTTGGACAAATTGGTTAAGTCACTGCCCTTTCAAGGCAGTCATTAGGGGTTCAAATCCCCTACCCATTACAAAATAGTCTATGTAGCTTAATGGTTAAAGTGCTGCACTGTCAATGCAGAGAACAGGGTTCAATTCCCTCATAGACTGCCCTGAACTAAGTCCTATCTCAAAGAGTTGAGTAGGCAAATGGAGAGATAACTCAGTGGGACTGGGACTTGTCTTGAAAACAAAGTGGTCATTTACTTGACTGGGGGTCGGGACCTCATTTCTCCGCATTATGATACAGATATTTAGAAAACAAGGTTGGATTCTTAATCCTAATGATAAGATAGTGAATGCTATCTTGAAAAGATGTGAGATTAATAATGGTGAGTGTCCCTGTCATAATACAGGAGAGGATAAGAAATGTCCATGTTCTGATTATAGAGAACATGATACTTGTCATTGTGGACTTTATTTGAAGCTGGAGGATTAACCCTAATGGTAAGGGAACTGTTTGCTAAACAGTGAGTAGTCTGAAAGGATGTATAGGTTCAAATCCTATATCCTCCGCAATATAGAGTAGTTGGGTAATTGGTCAACCCCCTGCATTTGGGATGCAGAAATTGGAAGTTCGAGTCTTCTCTACTCTACAAATGGGTCATGTAGTGTAATTGGCTAACACATCACATTTGCACTGTGAAGTTGGGGTTCAAGTCCCACATGTATCCACTGTTTCATGTTTTCATAATGTTTGTTTTTTTTTTTACAGGTATTGGGCACACCTTAAGTGCCCTACACTGCTCCTTAGTTCAGTGGTTTAGAATAGTTCCCTTACAAGGAAAAGGTCATTAGTTCGATTCTAATAGGAGCAACATAACTGGGTCTTTAGTTCAAAGGTTAGAACAATGGGCTGTTAACCCTTAGATATAGGTTCGAGTCCTATAGGTCCCGCAGATTTAAAGAGTAAAAGTCATGAAAGAGATTAGAAGTAAAATGATTGTTGAGGATAGAAGTAAGGTGAAAGCAGTTCACTTTAAATATCCTGAAATGATGAATGAAAATGCTCAGGAAGAGATTAAGAATGATTATAATGAATTATTATCTCTTGAAGAGGAACTCTATAATGCAAGAGAAGTTGTGAGAGAGTTAGAAAAGAAACTCACAGAAAAGAAAAAGAAGTTTGATGAAAAGACTTTATTATGTACATTAGAGTTTGAAACAAGTGAGAAAGATATAGTGAACTATGAATCTTATGCACTATTCAAGGGTATGGGTAATGATACATTAGGTCATTATAATAGCTAATAATTATTGGTACTTAGCTTAATTGGTAGAGCCTTTGACTCCAAATCAAAGAGGTAAATGTTCGATTCATTTAGTATCAGCTATGATATGTAATAAATGTGGTATTGATAAGGATGAGACTGAGTTTGTTTTCAAAAACAAAACAAAAGGTAAGAGACATACAATATGTAAAGAATGTCAGAAGCAGTATAAACTAAAGTATTATTATGACAATAAACAGTCTCATTATGAGAGAAATAATATAACAAGAGCTAAGATAGCAGAGGTTATAGATAATTATAAAGAGAATCATCCTTGCATCTTATGTGGAGAATCTTCCAAAGAATGTTTGGACTTTCATCATCTCCATGATAAAGATATTGAAGTAAGTAAACTTAGAACATTTGGCTCTATAAGAAGGGTTATAGAAGAAATAGATAAATGTGTAGTACTTTGTGCAAATTGTCACAGAAAGGTACATGCAGGGACAATAAATATTGGTACATCTTCTAAAGGTTAGGAAACATCTCTGATAAGGATGCAATCACAGTTCAATTCTGTGTGTACCAACTTAATATTCTGATATACTTCAATAGGTAGAAGGCTGCTCTCATAAGGCAGTAGTTATAGGTTCAAGTCCTATTATCAGAACTGTGTGGATAGCTTATCTGGTAAAAGTGCTTCACTGTGAATGAAGAGATAGGGTTCGAGTCCCTGCCACACCCTTTTAACTTATAATGCTGAGGTAGCACAAGTGGTAAATGCAGATGGCTTATATCCATAAGATAGTGGGTTCAAATCCTACCCTCAGTACAATTAAATGCCTCTATAGCTGAATGGTTAAAGCTGCTCCCTCTTAAGGAGAAGATTCTAAGTTCGATTCTTAGTGGAGGTACATATTCCCCTATAGCAGACAGGTGTGGGCAATAGACTTTTAATCTATGAGGTGAGGTTCAATTCCTCATGGGGGAACAAATATAATGGGTATGTTTGAAAATGCAATAAATAGTAAGAAACAAGGAGATATTGGGATGTGTTATGCAATAGCTTATTTTTCTAAAATGGGTTATACTGTAAATATCCCAATAACAGACTCTCAAGATTATGATTTAATCATAGATAGAGAAAGCAAATTACTTAAGGTTCAAGTAAAGACTACTAAATTTAAGATTAGAGATGGAGTATATCAAGTATCCTTAAAGACATGTGGTGGAAATAGAAGTGGTCAAACTATAAAGAACTTTAATGAGAATGGAAGTGATTTACTATTTGTCCTAACAGATGAAGGAACAACATACTTAATACCTAAAGAAGATATACACTCTAATACTTGTATTAACCTTAATACTACTTTAGAAGAATATAGAGTTTATCTATAATGGGAGTACTGCTCTGATGGTGGAAGGGCACAGGTCTGTAAAACCTGCACATAAGAAACTCAGTAAGTTCGACTCTTACTACTCCCACTTTTATAAGCAAAGTTAATTCTCAGACATGCCATCAGTCAAGGGAATCAGCTCATTGCAAGAGCAATACAAGTTAGCACTTATAAAGATGGCAAATGGAAACTTAGCAAAGGTGGTCTATGCGGGGGACTGAAAATCCTTAGATAATGGTTCAACTCCATTAGTTTCCACAAAATAATGAATTATGGATAAAGTTTTATACAATTGGTTAGAAAAACAATTCTATCATGATAATCATAAAAGGTATCATAAGTACTTTAAGGAGTGGATAGTTAATATAACTGATTCTCAAATTCAATATTTTGAGAAGCAAAGAATAAATGTTCTAACTGGTGCTATGATTCAACACTAATGCCCTCATGGTGAAATGGTTAAGACACGTCTGATTTAGGCTCAGAAGGCTGTAGGTTCGACTCCTACTGAGGGTACAAAAAAAAAATATGCAGATTTACTTGCATATATAAATTATAATACATATCTTTGTAACATCAAATTAAAACAATATGATAGATACATTTGGAGACAATCTATTGGAAGGTTTTCAAAGAGAAGAAACAGTAATGGAAGAAGATAAGGATGCTGGTTTATTCAGATTCTTCCATGAATATGTGAATGTTCTTGAGGGTATTAAAACTCAAACTAAGAATGTACATTGGGCTTCTCTCAAACTTCCAAACAGAGATAAGAGAGGAGCACATCTATACTTGGATGATTTCCTTGAAGAAGTAGGTGATTTTCAAGACTTGGTAGCTGAATCAGCTATGGGTATTACTGGAGTTTCTTTTGACTTTAATACAGTTCATGGCACTCCTTTCAATGCTACTTCAACAAAGGAATTTATGAAGTATGTACAGGATAAGACCAAAGAGTTTTATAATGGAATACCAGATACCACTATATGTGCTGGTATTAAGTCTGAGACAGAGACATTCATACTAAAGATTAATCAGTATGTATTTAGGTTCATGCTGACTGAATGATGGCTCAGTGGTGCAACTTGGTAGACACAACAGATTTAAGCTCTGTAAAAGTGAGGGTTCGACCCCCTCTTGAGCTACCATAATGGGTTTGTAGTTTAATGGTAAAACACTGCTCTTGTAAAGCAGATTTCTCAGTTCAATTCTGGGCATTCCCTCAAATAATTAAAATGCAGGTGTAGCACAATGGTTAGTGCGAGAGCCTTCCAAGCTCAGGATGAGAGTTCGATTCTCTTCATCTGCTCTATACATCGCGAGGTAGTGTAATGGCAACATGTGTGGCTCATAACCACAAGAAGCAGTAATACTGTGTTGGAAGTTCGAGTCTTCCCTTCGCAACTAAGTTAAAGTGAATAATATGGAAAAGGAGAAGACATTAATCACTTGTATTATAGGCTCTACAGTTAGAGAAGTAATCAAGCAAGCTCAAGAGCTTGAAATTAGAAGAGAAGATATAGTAAGTATGTTTCCTTTAGGAGGGCAGATTTACTTAGTATTTTATGAGTAAAAACAACTGGCATTATGGAAGAGAAGAAGACAAAAGAACCTCAGTACAATGAACCTAAGATGATGTTGCAGCTTGCTGTTTATAGTGCTGTTGGTAAATACAAGAGTATTAGAAGAGCTATCAGAAAAGGTCATGTAACATCTTGGGGAGAGGAAGTCCCAAAGAGACCTTTCAATAATAGAAAGAGGACCCTTGGTAGGGAGTTACAGATTACTAAAGAGAAAATTTATGGAGAACTTAAGTATAGAAACCAAGCCAGTTGAGCTTGAGACTCCCAAGGAAGAATATAATAATATACCAGTTGTATATTGTAAACATTGTCTATCATTAGCAATAAGAAACTCAGATGGCATAGATTACTGTGACAAATGTGGTGGAACTGAAACTGGTGAGGCACACATACATGAATGGGAGAAAATGTATGGGCAAAAGTATGGTGGAAATTATCTAACAGAAAAATAAAATGGAAGAGAAGAATAAAATGAAAGTTGTAAAGGGTGGCAAAGACACTCCAGAAGTGAGAAAGCTAAGTTATGAAGAACTGGAGAATACTGCACATCAGTTGTCTGAACAAAGTAGACAGTTATATATGCAGAATCAGAAGTTAAGTAAGGCTTTACAAGAAGCTAATCTTGCTAACTTCTATGAAAGATTGAAGTGGCTATGGACAGTAATTACTTCTACTACACCTTATATCTCAGAAGAGTTCAAGCATAAGTGTGGTGCAGAATTTGAAGTACTAATGACTCAGCCTGAACAGGAACCTGAGGAAGAAGTAAAGGAAGGAGAATAAATTATGGCTAAGCAAGTGGATTCAATAGTTAGGATTCCTTGCAAGGTAGATGGTAAGTTCTTTAATTATTGGTTCCAATTTTTAAGACCTTTTCATAACTTGACTGAGAGAGAAATGGATGTCATTACTTCTTTTGTGAGGCAAAGATATGAACTCAGCAAGGTCATTAAAGATAATGAGATACTTGATAAGGTTACTATGAGTGAAGATACTAAAAAGAAAGTAAGGGAAGAGTGTGATATATCTCTTCCTCACTTTCAGGTCATCATGGGCAAGTTAAGAAAGAATAAGGTCATCATTGATGGGAAAATAAACCCAAGATACATTCCATCAGTAGATGAAGAGAATGGTTCATTCAAGATGATGTTATTATTTGATTTCTCATGATATACTCAGAAGCAATAAAACAGGTATCCATAGAACTTGGATTACCACCACAAGTGGTGAAGGAAGCCTATGAGTCCTTTTGGACTTTTATTAGAAATAACATCAAAGCCTTGCCTCTAAAGGAAGACCTAAGCAAAGAGGAGTTTGATAAGTTGAGAACCAATTTCAATGTCCCATCATTAGGTAAATTATCCTGTACCTATGATAGGTTTATAGGAATCAAGAAAAGATTAAAATATTTAAATAAGCTAAAAGATGATTACAACAATAAAGAAGGTGAAGCCCATGTTTAATAACATGGTAGTCACTTTAAATAAATATCCTACTGACCTAAAGACTACTGGTGGTATTATAGATAGTACCAGAGCTGGTTCAGTAAAAGAGTATCAGACAGTAGTAGCTGTTGGACCAATGGTGAGGGGTATTGAAGTAGGAGATATAGTATATATCAATCCAAAAAGATATGCAGTAATGCAACATAAACCCGGCTCATTGCAAGATGGTGTTATTAAAGATAATCCTGTAGTAGGATATAAGTTTGACATCATAGAGATTGATGGAGTTGAGCACATGATGATTCAAGATGGAGATGTAAAATTTGTAGCAGAGATTGAGGAGTTTGAAGAAAATCCTACTATTGTTGCAGGACCACAACTTATAGTATAAATATAAGCCTGAGCCTATCAAAGGCTTGGGCTTTTTTAGTTTTAAGCAGTATGAGATTATTTAAAAGAGATGGCTATAATCTGATTATATCTGATGAAGCCTATGCTTTAAAAGCATTCAGACAGATATGGAACAGAGACAAATCTCTCTCAAAAGAGAGAGCTATTACAGAGCTTGGATATTGTTACTTTATGGAGGACTCCAGAAGTGATTACAAATATATAATAGATGAACAGGAGAGGAAAGAAGCTATTAAGCAGGGTGAAGGTATGAAAGATAACTGGGAACCTGATACTACTGTGAAAGAAGCTCAAGCACTATATGCAAGTTTTAAGACCACTTCTGAGCTATTACTTGATGATACAAGAATGCTTGTTGATAAGTATAGAATGAAGTTAAGGAGTATGGACTTAACTGAACTTGATATAAAAGAGACTAAGGAATTAGGTGCTATTATTAAACTTATACCATCAATGGTTAAGGACTTAGATGAAGCTGAAAGAGCTATTGCTAAGGAATTATCACAGAATGATAAGGTAAGAGGAGCACAAGAAAAAGCAATATATGAGGACTTATAGTTATGGAAATAAATGATATAGTAGAAGGACTTAATGTATATTATGAAGGCTTTCCTAATAGAAGAAAGGGATACTTTGTATTACATAAAATAGTGGATACTAACCCTGTAGTTAAGTCACAGAAGACTTATAGAATGCAAGTTTGGTTTGTAAGTAAGAGTGAAAAGATACCTGCATTTGGTACTCAGTACTCTAATAGAATTGTTACTGATGCAGAAGAAACTAAAGCTCTTTCCCTCCTAACTACTTCTATTACTAAATCTCTTCTGGAGTATATTAATAAGCAAGATTTTAAGGAGTTATGCAATGATTCAAATGAATAAATATCAGACTGAGCTTACTGAGGAACTAATGAATACCCTTCCTCAGGAGGTTCAGGAACAGTTACTTGAGACTCTTACTACAGTAGAGTTTGTCAAGAGACTTATATCCCCCAACAGACCTTATGCAAGGGACTTACCAAGAGATGAAAAGGGTAGGATTATAGTAGATATTACTAATCCACACATTATTGAGGATGCTGATTATTTCAGGCAACCAGCCCTACATTTCTTGAAGTATGGGTGCTACACATTCTTAAAACCTAATAGTAATCCTAATTCTGAGTTCAGGAAACACTGGGATGAAGAGAAGAGAAGATGCTATGAAGGTTATGTAAGAGAATCAGATGGAGAATGGGTTACAGGCTTTAACTATTGGTTCATGAACTATTGTCCTATGATGGTTAATAAACTGGTAGAAGGAAGAAAGAAAGCTATCAGAACTGAGGCTTTTCCTTTCTTCTTTGAGGGTATATATTGGAGATTTCATTACCTATGGCAAGCAAGAGAGGGAGGTAAACATGCTATTGAATTAGCAAAGAGAGGATGTGCTAAGTCTTATAGCTTAGCAGCAATTATGAGCCATAACCTTATACTCGGAGAGAGTGAAGAATCCAATAGAAGGGTTATTACAGTACTTACAGCTTATCAAAAGGAGTATCTGAAAGATGATAAGGATGGTACTCTATCTAAGTTCAAGCCTTCAATTAACTTTAGCTTTGCTAATACTCCTTTCCCACATCTTATGTTAAAGAACTCTCCTAATGAGATGTCTTGGCAAATGGGTTATAAGGATGAATATGGTGTAGAGAAAGGTTCTCTAAATCAAGTACTTGCTGTATCTGCAAAGGATGATAGTGAGAAGTTGAGAGGTAAGAGAGGTTGGATTTTATTTGAGGAAATGGGTTCTTTCAAAGGATTGCTTTCTCTTTATGATATTACCAGAAAGTCTGTAGAGGATGGTGACTATACTTTTGCTACTATGTACCTTGTAGGTACTGCTGCTGAGAGTGAGTCTGACTTTAGTTCAGCTAAGACTTTGCTTTATAACCCAGATGGTTATAATATATTGTCTATAGATAATGTATTTGACAGACCTAAGCAAGGTAAACCTAAGTTTGGTTTCTTCTTTCCCTCCTATATTAATAGGGCAGGATGTTATAATAAGGATGGTGTGTCAGATGTAGTTAAGGCTTTAATTGAGATTCTTATTGCAAGATATAAGGCTAAATATAGTGCTGACCCTAAATCAGTATTAAGAGTAATTGCTGAGGACCCTATCACACCAGCAGAAGCTATTATTAAGGTTAAGGCAGCATACTTCCCTATTACTGCTCTTACAGAAAGATTAAGTCAATTAGACCAAGATATACATGCTTATGATGATGTGTATGTAGGTAAATTGGTACAGAATAGTAATGGAGTAGAATTTACCCCAACCAGTGATATACCTATCAGGAAGTTTGGAGTAGAGAATGATACTCCGGGTGCTGTGGAAATCTTTGAAATGCCAGAGAAAGATAGAAATGGAAAGGTTCCCCACACAAGATATATTATTGGTCATGACCCTGTAGATAATGACCAAGCTGAATCTTCCTCTCTCTCTTCTACCTTTGTTCTTGACTTATGGACTGATAAGATTGTAGCTGAGTACACTGGTAGGCAATCATTTGCAGATGATAACTTTGAGATAGTAAGGTTACTGTGTCTGTTCTATAATGCAAAATGTCTGTATGAATCAAATAAGAAGGGTATATTTGCTTACTTTAGTAAGATGAATTGTACTCACTTACTGGCTGATACTCCAGAGTTCTTAAGAGACAAACAGTTGATTAAGTATAGTTCATTTGGTTCTAATGCTAAGGGTGTTAATGCCTCAGCAGCTATTAATGCTTATGCTAATAATCTTATAAGAGACTGGCTAATGAAGCCTGTAACTATTATACAGAATATTGATGGAGAAGATGTAGAAGTAACTATCTATAACCTTAACTTCTTAAGAAACAGAGCATTAATTGAAGAGTTGATTGCATTTAACCCAGAGATAAATGTGGATAGAATTAGGGCATTAGGTATGGTTATGTTATATAGAGAGGAGAAGATGGTCCTATATCAAGGAAACCCTTCAAGAGACTCAGAAGAAGTGCCAAAGGATTATTTAGGGAATGATAAGTTCTTTACTGAGAATTACAGGGTAGTACAAGCCCCTTTCCAGAAACCCAGTAAATTTAGTACAGAAGATGCAATTAGATAAACAAATCACTTATGTGCTTGACTAAATGGACTTTTTTACTTACTTTTGCAGCATGGAAGAAAGAAAGTATATAGTATATATTCATAAGAATAAAATAAATGGAGAAGTATATGTGGGTATAACCCACTATACTAATCCTGAGAAAAGATGGAGCTATGGTTATAAAGGCAATCCATACTTTCAGTCAGCTATAAATAAGTATAACTGGAACAACTTTGAGCATATAATCCTATTTAGAAATATTAGTAAAGAGTTAGCCTGTAGAGAGGAGCAACTACTAATCAATAGATATAAAAAGAGAGGGATATGTTATAATATAGCTAATGGAGGAGAAGGTTCAGAAGCAATGTCTGAAGAAATCAGAGAGAAACTAAGGAAGTATAAAGGTCCTTTAGCTTCTCAGTATGGGAAGAAACATTCTCCTGAAAGAATAAAACAGCAAAGAGAAATAGCTATAAACCTTTGGAAAACCCAGAGGGAGAAGAGGTTAAAAGAATTATTAAAGTATGGATTTAAGTCAGGAACTTCTCATCCAAATTATGGTAAAACCCTATCTCAGGATATAATAGAAAAGATAAGGATAAGTTTATCTAAACCTGTGTTGATGATAGATAAAAATACAAATGAGATACTTAAAGAATTTAATTCAACTACAGAAGCAGAAACATTTTTAAATGCAAAAGGTCACCATGTTAGCTGCTGCTGTAATCATAAAAGAAAGACAGCTTATGGCTACAAATGGAGATATAAAGAAAGGGGGGAATAATGGATGATTTAAATTTCCCAAGGCAAATGTTGCCTTTTAGCAAAAAAACAAAGGAATGGAGAAAGAGGTGTGTTACTTGGGCTTCGCAGAAGACATTCTTCAATTATAGCTTGGTTAGGAAGTCAGTAATCCATAAAAAAATAAACTATGACTTACTTAATGGTAGGCTACATATGTCAGACTTGGAACTGGTACTCAATCCAGATGGTATAAAGGCAGCTTACATTCCTGATAGGTTACAACATTATCCTATCATGAATAGTAAGTTGAATGTACTTAGAGGTGAGGAAAGTAAGAGAGTATTTGACTTTAAGGTTGTAGTAACCAATCCAAATGCTATCTCAGAAATAGAGGATAATAAGAAGAATGAGCTATTACAAAGGCTTCAAGAAATGATAACTGACACCTCAATATCTGAGGATGAATACAATATCAAACTTGAGAAACTAAATGACTATTATACCTATGAATGGCAGGATATAAGAGAGGTAAGAGCAAATGAATTGCTTAACCATTATATCAAGGAATATGATATTCCTCTTATATTCAATAATGGTTTCATGGATGCAATGACATGTGGTGAGGAAATCTATCAATGTGATATTGTAGGTGGAGAACCAGTCATTGAGAGAGTGAACCCATTAAAGATTAGGATATTCAAGTCTGGGTACAGTAATAAGGTGGAAGATGCTGACATGATAATCCTTGAGGATTATTGGTCTCCAGGTAGAGTAATAGATACATATTATGATGTATTATCTCCAAAGGACATAAAGTATATTGAAACTATGCCTGATTACATAGGTCAGGGAGCTGTTGACCAGATGGATAATATTGATGAAAGATATGGATTTGTTAATCAGAATATGATTGGTGATGAAATAACTGTTAGAGATGGAACCTATTTCTTTGACCCAGCTAATCTATTTACAGAAGGTATTGCAAATTCACTCCTTCCTTATGACTTGGCAGGTAATCTTAGAGTGCTGAGATTATACTGGAAATCAAAGAGGAAGATACTTAAGGTCAAATCTTATGACCCTGAAACTGGTGAGGAAGAATGGAACTTCTACCCTGAGAATTATGTAGTAAATAAGGAAGCAGGAGAAGAAGTACAATCATTCTGGGTTAATGAAGCATGGGAAGGAACCATGATTGGCAATGAAATATTTGTCAATATGAGACCAAGATTGATTCAATATAACAGGTTGAATAATCCTTCAAGATGTCACTTTGGTATTGTAGGTTCAATCTATAATCTGAATGACAGCAGACCTTTCAGTTTAGTAGATATGATGAAGCCATATAACTATTTGTATGATGCTATTCATGATAGACTGAATAAGGCTATTGCTTCAAACTGGGGTTCTATCTTAGAGCTTGACTTATCTAAAGTTCCTAAAGGATGGGATGTTGGTAAGTGGATGTACTATGCAAGAGTAAACCATATTGCAGTTATAGATAGTTTCAAGGAAGGTACTATAGGAGCCTCTACAGGTAAGCTGGCAGGTGCTCTTAATAATGCTGGAAAGGGAATGATTGAGACTAATATAGGTAACTATATTCAGCAACAGATTAACCTTCTTGAGTTTATTAAGATGGAAATGTCTGAGGTTGCAGGTATATCTAAGCAAAGAGAGGGTCAGGTTTCATCAAGGGAAACTGTAGGTGGAGTTGAGAGGGCTACTCTTCAATCAAGTCATATTACTGAGTGGTTATTTACTATCCATGATGATGTAAAGAAAAGAGCTTTAGAGTGCTTCTTAGAGACTGCAAAGGTAGCTTTGAAAGGAAGAAACAAGAAGTTCCAGTATATATTATCAGATACATCTACAAGAGTAATGGAGATTGATGGTGATGAGTTTGCTGAGGCTGACTATGGTTTGGTTGTAGATAATAGTAATGGAACTCAAGAGCTTCAACAGAAGTTAGATACTTTGGCTCAGGCTGCATTACAGACTCAAACTTTATCATTCTCTACTATTACTAAGCTCTATACATCTTCAAGTTTAGCTGAAAAGCAAAGACTGATTGAGAAAGATGAAAAGCAGATTAGAGAAAGACAAGCACAGGCTCAGAAAGAACAACTTGAAGCTCAACAGCAGATAGCTGCTATGCAGCAACAACAGAAAGAGGCAGAACTTCTCCAGAAGGAAGAAGCTAATATAAGGGATAACTCCACTAAGCTTCAAATAGCCATGCTGACAAAGGATGGAGATATTGATGATGGAATTAATGTAGAATATTCTCAAGAGGCTAAAGATAAGCTTCTTGAACAGATAAGAGAGTTTGATGAAAAACTTAAACTTGATAGGGATAAGTTAAATCTTGAGAAAAGAAAAGCTGAAACTGATGCAAGTATAAAGAGACAAGCTCTAAGAAAAAGAAGTAGTACAACTAATAAATAAAAGATATGAAGACAATAAGAACTTTAGTAGTAAGTCCAAATGCTCCTGATACCAACTCAATATGGTTATATAAGGGCACAATGAAATACTTTAATAATGGAGTGTGGACCACTATAGGAGGAGATAATAATGGTGGAGGGGATAATCCTAACATACAAAGTAAAATACTTGATGTTAATATTACAGAAGACCAATTTACTCAGATATTAAATGGTCAGTCAGTAGCTATTAGACTTGAAGAAGCAGATTCAAGCTATGATGTTATAGCTGTTAGAGTAGGAAATTATAGTTATTTTCTTGGAAGAACAATACAAGCTAATGGCACTGCAAGATATGCAACTGAGACTATTACAGTAGAAGAAGGTTCTCCTGTTATGAACCAAGTACAAGCATTGGTAACTAAAGGTGTTATATCACTGTCTGCTAATTTCATAGGTTTAGCTCCTGAAATAGTTAAGCTTGAAATAGGAGATAGCAGTGGGATAAAAGCTTATAACTTGTCACAATTAAAGAGTGGGTTCTTCTTTACTCAACTTGATTATGGCTATGGAGTAGGTACTTGGCAGTCTTCCACTGGAGGTTTTGCTCATGTCACTACAGCTTATGGTAATGAGGTATTTTATACTATAGGTGCAGATGGTTCTATAGTCAAGGATGAGGACTATATTAAACCTAATGAGCCTTACACAATTCAGTTAGAGTCAAGTCAGATAGGAACTCCTATAGATGATATTACTGCAAGTCATGTGTTAAAATGTGGTGAAATTATTATAGACGGTTCTACTGGACCTGTAACTTATACAAGAAGTGTAGATTCAACTCCTACTGCTATTTATTTTACAAGTAGTAAAAAGGATGACACATTGCAAGTGCTGACATATACTGTAAGTACTAAGACATTTACATCATCTGTAGCTAATCAAAAATATACGTTACCTGCTGCAACTAAGACTACATTAGGAGGTGTAAAAGCAGGAACTAATATTGCAGATTTGAACACCTCAGCAGATTTGGCTACTGTAATAGGAACAGTGAATGGGCTACTTTCTCAATTAAGAGCTGCTGGAGTATTAATTTCATAAAGACTAAGATTATGTTTTTTACACAAGAAGATTATAGAAAGATAGAGAAGTGGCTATTAGCAAATAGTGTTAAAGATACTGAGTTTGCTGGAGCTTCTCTACCTCTTAAAGGTAATGAGACAGTAGCATTTGTACAAGATGGTAAGAATGTTAATGTACTCTTGAAGGATTTGATAGAACAAATCTTTCTATTAGGAGTATCAGACTTTCTTAATGTTACAGATAAGTATGGTGAATCAAGAATTAGCCTTACTCAAGCTATTCAACTAATACCTTATAAGAGTAGAAAGATTGGTCAAGTTATTACCTTTCTTGATGAAGATGGAGAATGGAAACTATTTCAGTTTCAAGGAGAAAGAGTGAATCAATGGAATAATGCAACTTTATGGGTTGATTTAATTGAGAGAATACAAGGTATATCTATTATAGATAGTGAAGATATAACAGCTACTGTAGATAACTTGAATCAAACTTCCTTAACATTTGCAGATAAGAACTATAATACTACTGACTATTCAGGTTTAGGTAGAGTGTATCTTAGAAAGAATATACAAAGGGTTCAGAATCCAAATACAGGTATATTCTATAATACTAATTTGCTTACTCAGCAAATGCTGGTTAAAGAAAATACTATCTATATTGTACAGTATGATTACAGTTTAAACTTTCAGACTATTACTGTTCCTGACAACAGTATATTGCTTTTTGAAGGTGGTACTATATCAAATGGTACTCTTAATGGTGCAGGAGCTAATGTATTATCAGTAGATAATAGTAAGGTAATATTTGGAGAAAATGTAATCATTACTGGAACATGGAATATTCCAGAGATATATGACTCATGGTTTGCATTTGATGCTACTCCTAATAAAGTTAATAATCAACTAATTACTAATATATTATCTTTATCTGATGATAATATAAATAATACTATTCATTTTGAAGCTGATAGAACTTATTATTTTGAATTACCTTATAAAGGTAGAGCTAACTTAGGAGATGATGTCAGACCTAACTATAGTTTATTATATACTGAGGCGTATTCCTTCCTTAGGATATTCTATCTTAAATCTAACACAAAACTCATTATTAATAATGAGCTAAGAATGCTTCCAACCAATCAAGGGGCTTATACTGTATTTTGGGTTTCAGGGAAAGATAATATAGTTATTGAAGGAACAGGAGCTGTCTATGGAGATGCACATAACCACTTATATACAGACCTGTTTGCTGGAGAATTATATTATGGTGAATTTGGTCTCATATTCAGGTTTGAGGAATGTGATAATATAGTAATTAGAGATATTACATTATCTGACGCGTTTGGGGATTGTTTAAGTTTTAGTACTAAAATATACTCTGCAACAGAAGTTGGTAGTTATAACAAAAATGTAACTATAGACAATGTTAAAATTAAATATGCAAGAAGAAATGGCATATCTGGCACTGCATATAATTGGTCTATTATAAATTGTGAATTTGAAGGAAATGGTATAGAGGAAATAAAAGGAACTGCTCCTAAAGCTGCTATAGATTTTGAAAGTGATTATCTTAAAATTAATCCAGAGGTAGTTTGCAAGAATGTTGTAATGTCTAATTGTAAATTCATTAATAATGAATTTGATGTAAGTTCTGCAAGTGCTACTTTAGAAACAGCTACTGATTATGCAGTTTCAATAAGTGATTGTGTATTTACAGCCCCTTTAAGGATAAATCAAACTTATTGGTTGAAATTCACAAATTGTACAATCCCTTATCTTACTAATGTGGGTAATTCAGTAGATTATTTTACAGCAAGTGCTCATTTGAGATATGAAAATTGTCAATTTGGAGAACTAAATCAAGATGTTGTAAACAGGGCTTTTTTAAATGATAATGAGTTAATAAATTGTACTTCTCCTCAAAATGAGGAAGGGGGTATAGTATTTATGCCAAATCTTGGCAGTACAAGAGTATGGAAGATTTCTATCCCCAAAAAAGGAGATGAACAGGCTACAATAGGATTATCAATATTTACAAAATCTTCTTCAAGGAAGTCACAGTTAAAAGCTGTTTTGCATTTAGGAAATTCTGATAATACGTATGTTTCAGATTTTGAAGTATTTTATTCAAAAAGCTCTACACCTTCCTCAGCTATATATGCCAATTTACCTGTACTATCTAATATAGTATTTAACTCTGTAGATAAGCAATATGATATATATTTGACTAAAGGAAATACTTTAGATGGGAGTGCTGATAGTGCTATAGATTCTACCCTTGTGTACTATAAAGTTCAAATGTTTCCAGTGACCTTTAAAGCAGGTGAATCAACTCAAGGTACTCCTATAAGTGGAGGTTCCTACTCTGAACTTCTTAAGCCTACTGTAACAAGGATGAACCTTAGTGAAATTCCTCCTACTGTAGTATTTCCTAAGGATAGAATGTTTAAGGTTGTAAGAACTGTAGGAGAGTTACCTACAGATATGTTGACAAGAGAGGCAGGCTCCTGTAAATATGTTGTAGGTAGCAAAATGCCTGCTTACTGGGACGCTGTTACTTCTTCTTGGAGAAGTGCTGATGGATATAAAGCTTTTAATAGAAGGATACTATCTTCTTCAATAGAAAATTTAGAAACTACTCTTACAGTATCAGATGCTGGAATAAGTTTTTATGTAACTGATTGGCAAAATGTTATCTATTGGAATGGAGGTCAATTTATAAATACTGATGGTACTACTATTAAAGCAGTGTCAATAGTTTAATTAAATAAAGTAGTATTTGACATATAAGTCAAGTACTACTTTTACTTGCATATATGAGAACTTTTACTTATATTTGCAAGCAATAAAACAATAAAACAATATAAAAATATGGCTTTAAATATAATAATAAATAAGGTAAGTGTAGCAGCATCTTTTGCTGCTGGAGCTACAGTGGCAACTGCTGTTGCATCTGGGGGAACTGCTCCTTATGTATATAGTTTAGCTACAGGTGGAGATAAGTTTGCTATTAATAGTTCTACAGGAGTAGTTACTACTATTGCAGCTATGGATATAAACAATATTGCCTCCTTTAGTGTAACTGCTACAGATAGTACTACTGGAACTGCTCTTACTGGAACCTCAAGTGTAACTTATCCTCCTATTCAATCTGCAATTCAGAATAGGTTTAATAAACCTAATACAATATATAAAGTTACAAAAGATATTACTTTAAGTGGAGGTACTCTTACTATTCCAGAAGGATGTACACTTGATTTTCAAGGAGGGTCATTTACTAATGGAACTATAGTTGGGACTAATAGTGATATTAGAGCTGATGAACATGTTACTATTTTTAGAGGGATAATTATTACAGGAACTTGGAAAGTAAAAGAAATAAGTAGTGGATGGTTTAATTTTGTCCAAACTGTCGGATATAATAATCTTCAAAACTTACAGAACTTATTTAATCTTTCCAGTAATTCTTATAATGGGGTTATTAACATATCTCAGGGGGATTATTATATAACAATAGCAAATAATAGTACAGACTCTATTGTTATTTACAGTAATACTACTGTGAATTTAAATGGTAATATTATACTGAACCCCAATGATTTAACTAACTACAACATAGTTACTATCAGACAGAGAAACAACATTATTATACAAGGAGGAGGCTCTATTGTAGGAGATGTTGTTACCCATACTGGTACAACAGGTGAATGGGGTATGGGTATCTCTATATATGATGGGAATAACATCACAATTAAAGATGTATCAGTAAAGAATTGTTGGGGAGATGGAATATATATAGGTCAGGTTGAGGCAGCTACAACCAGCTATTCTTCAAATATTCTAATAGACAATGTTACTATAGATTCTAATAGAAGACAGGGTATTTCTATAATTTCTGTTGAAAATCTTACTATTAGAAACTCCAGAATAATAAATACAGGAGCTATTAAGTTTACAAGTCCTGGAGCTGGTATTGATATTGAGCCTAATATAGCTAATGCTATGGTAAGGAACATAAACATTGAAGGTTGCTATTTTAATGGTAATAACCAAGGTGTTAGTGGTGATTTACTTATCACAGCTTTAATATTTGGTAGTACTATAAATACAACATTCAGTGCAACAATAAGTAATTGTTATTTTGCTACAAGAGTAAGGCTAACCTCAAGTATGAGGAACTTAACTATTACATCTTCTTATATTAATACTCTTGATGTACCTAAAACTGGTAGTCATTATTATAAAACTTTAGTTAGTGGGTGTTTAATAAATGGTAGTATGCTCGATATGAATAACCCCGGAATTTTCTATTCAGGTTGTTCTTTTATTAGTGCACAAGGTTCAAACCCAAGAAGAGTATTTGCTATTAGTTCTAATACAGAGAACCCTATAACAAAAATAACCTTCCCTAAAGCTGATGCCCTTATAAATATTAAGGTATTTTCTGGATATAATGCTATAGATGCTTCTTGTATATCTGAAATATCTATTAGAGGGAGATATATCAATGATAATAACAATAGAATGAGTAAATCATCCACTGTGGTATATGATGATACTGGAGTAGGAAACATTGATTTATCTAAATATAGGGATAAGAGTGTGCTTGTATCAAAACCTATTCAGGCAGGAGATGGAAGTTGGGAGATATATTTAAAGACTTATACTGATGTATATTTTACAGGAATAGTGGTTATTGAACCTGTATTATACACAACACCTACTCCATTCTTTACAGGAGTAGTAGTATCAAATGTACCTTCTGCTCCTGCTGGAGCTGATTTCAAAACAGTATTAAGTCAGCCATGTCATGGTACAACTGAAATTATAAACAGTATTATAGAACCAAAAGCAGGTGTTGTTGTTTATAATGACACTTTGAATAAACCAGTATTTGGTAATGGTACTACATGGGTAGATGCAACTGGAATTACAGTTTAAAATAATATAATATGAAAGATATACAACAATTAATTAAAAAGAATAGTCAAGAGGGAAGATATGAAGACATCTTCCCTAAGACTTTTATTGATGCAGTCTTAGATAAGGAAAGTGGGGTAACATTGACAGATATACTTGCAATGTTTAATATGCTATTCTTATCTTATAATGGCAGTAGAAGTCAAACAAGGCTACAAGTTCCTTCCAGCCTTAGAAGGGAAGGGTTATGGGTTACTTATGTACTATATGATAAGACAGTAGTTACTGAATGGTATAGTGCAGAAGCTATTGATGATACTACCTTTGGAGATAGTGCAAACTGGAGGGATGGTAGTAATTCACTTGTAGGTGATATATCTATATCCTCAGATGGATATTGGGTAATCAATGGAGAAGTTACTAACATTAAAGCACAGGGAGAAGCTGGTATTACTCCTATTCTTAGGGTAGGTTCTAATAACCACTTACAAGTTTCATATACTAATGGTAGTAGCTATGTAGATGTATCCTCTAATCCTGTGTTTACTCAGTTTAGAGTAAGTAATAACAAGTTACAGCAATCTACAGACTTAGGTCTTACTTGGACTGTAGCCTCTGATTATATTGCAGCATGGTTTAGATTTACAGGAACTACTGGTAGCAGCCAAGCTGATAATGTTGGTAAGATGCAGATTAGTAGAGATAATGGTGCTACATGGTCTGATTTAAGTGGAGAATTTACTAACAGTTTACATATTAAAGGGTATGTAGCTACTGTAGGTACTCTTCCTTCTACTGCTGTTCAAGGTGATATTTATGGTGTTGGTCCTACTTATGACCCAAGTGATACTGAACATACTAATCCTATCTATCAATTATATGTTAAGGATAGTACTGGATGGGTTAATAATGGTAGGTTTACATCTATCTCTGCTGGTGTAGTACAAGAGTTAGGTAATAGTGAGACTGCTGTAATGAGTCAAGCTGGAGTTACAAGTGCATTAAATTCAAACTTTAAAAGATTTAGAGGAGATACCTTAAATAGACCCATTCTTACTACAGATGATGCTGGTTATCCTTATTATGATACCACGATTGGTAAGTATATAGTATGGAATGGAGGTTCATGGGTTAATTTAGATGGAACATCTTTAGATTAATAGTTATATAAATAAATCACTTATACTATTGTATAGGTGATTTATTTTTTATATGTTTGCACAATAATATAAGGGAAGAAGATATGAAGAAGTATATATTATTTATAATACTAATATTGATTGGAGCTATAGCTTATCTATCATATCAGAACAGACAATTAACTACTAAGTATGAAACTTCCATTGAGAATATTAAGGCTTATGATGCTGAATTGAGTGGTTTAACTAATGATACTAAGGTATATAAACTAACAATAGAACAGCTTAATTACTTTAATGATTCAATCATTAAGAAGATGAAGGTTGTCCAGAAGGAATTAGGAATAAAGGATAAGAGATTACAGCAGCTTCAATATGAAGCAAGTCATGCACAAAGAGCTGACACTATTATCCTAAAAGATACTCTATTTAGAGACCCTCAGTTAAAGCTGGATACTATAGTGGGAGATAAGTGGTTTAAAACTAATCTTCATTTAGAATTCCCAAGTACTATAGCATTGAAACCTGAGATAGAGTTAGAAAGATATACATTCATAAATGGTAAAAGGGAGACTGTGAATCCACCAAAGAAGTTCTGGTTATTCAGATTATTCCAGAGGAGGCACATAGTAGTAGAAGTAAATATAAGGGAAATGAATCCTTATGTTAAAAACAAAACCCAAAGATTTATACAAATAATTGAATAACTATGATTGATATTGGAATAATAGTAACAGCAGTAGTAGGTATCATAACTACATTTGCTTCTGGATGGACTGCATGGTTCTTTACAAGAAAGAAATATGATGCAGAGGTAGATAACTCCTTATTGGAGAATCTACAGAAATCATTGGATTTTTACAGGAACTTGTCTGATGATAATAGACAAAGACTTGAAATAATGCTTGAGAGGAACAGTAAATTAGAAGAAGAAGTACTTGATTTAAGAAAGCAAGTTAATGATTTAACCATGAGTATATGTTTGAATTTAACTTGTAAAGTAAGACAATTAGTAAAAGAATAATAATATGAAAAGGACACTTAATCTTGGAAGCCTTTCAAGAATAGTTGAAGGAGACCCTAATGAAATAACAGATGATGAAATCCTTGTTATTAAGGATGAAGCTACTGGTAAAATAAAAGATATTCAAATAAGAGGTACAGGAGGAGAAATGGAGTCTTTACTTCTTAATCCTCCTATTAAATCATAAGATATGGAATTAACACTTAAAAGAATCTTTAAAGGACCTAAATACACCATTGGACATTTGTTCATAAACGGTGTTTATGAATGTGATACTCTTGAGCCTCCTTATATGGGGACTAAACAAACAGATAGTATTGACAGTATAAGAAATACTAAAAATGGTAATACTGCTATTCCTTCTGGAGTTTATAATATTAATATGGATATTATAAGTCCTAAATTTAAGGATAGGTCATGGGCAAAACCTTTTGGAGGCAAACTTCCTACAATAGAAGATGTTCCAGCCTTTGATAGAGTACTTATTCATGTAGGAAATATAGCTTCTCAATTTGGAAAAAGTGATACTCAAGCTTGTATTTTAGTAGGTGAAAACAAAGTTAAAGGAAGAGTAATAAATAGTACTGCTTGTTTCTATGAACTAATGCCTATTTTATTAAAGGCAAAGCTAAATGGTGAAAGAATATCTATAAAAATAGAATGAAACTGTGTGATATAAAAAGGAATAATCCTTATATATTCAATAGTTGGAGAGGTATATTATATACAGAAAAAGGTAAGAGAGTTGGAACCTCAGAAGAGTGGAAAGATTTTCTTACCTTTTTTAATGATGTATCTCCTACTTATAGAAAAGGATTAGTATTAAGAAGGCTATATAAAGATAAACCATTTTCTAAAGAAAATTTTATATGGGTTACTAAAGAGGAAGCTCCATTATTGAAGGATAATCTAATTCAGTTGACATATAAGGGGGAAACTTTATATTTAAGTGAATTAGCTGATAAATATAATCAATCTTTAGGAGGGATAAGAATAAGATACTTTAGACATAAAGATGATTATAGTGTCGAAGAAATAATCTTTGGAAAATTAAAGATAAGAAAGAGACCTACTATAAATGTAGCAAGTCTTAGTACAGAACAATTAAAAAGGAACAAAGCTTCTAAAATGGTATCAGCTTATAGGATAAAAGACAAGAAGAAAGGGCTGGAATGTGACTTAACCATAGAAGATATGCTTGACATAATGAATCATCCCTGCGTGTACTGTGGTGATACTAAAAGAATAGGGTGTGATAGGATTGATAACTCTAAAGGGCATACAAAAGATAATGTTGTTCCATGTTGTGTAGAATGTAATAAAGCAAGGAGTGATTATTTTTCATTTGAAGAGATGAAGAAATTAGGAGGAACTATAAGAGAAATAAAGTCTGGAAGACTCAGTAAATAAAGATTTTATTAACACTATTATAATTGCCACATTTAATAGGTTGTAGAAGTCATAAACTCCTACTATCTTTGCATTAGTTTAATAACTAAAGGAGTAGAAATATGATAGGAGAATTAAGTGAAGACCTCATTATGACAGGGGATGAAATAGATGTAGAGAATCTATTTTCTGATGATGGGGGTGAAGAAGAAACACAGGTAACTCCACCTGCCCCAAAGGAGAAAGAAGAAAAAGAAAGTGAAAAAACTACTGAGGAAGAAGAGATAAATCCTGATGATTTATTTGATAATCCAGAGAGCGTAGGTAGTGGAAAAGATAATCAAGAAGAAGAGGAAGATACCCAATCTGAAAAGGACAAAGGTACTTCTCCCAAAACTAACTTCTACTCTTCCATTGCCAGTGCCTTGAAAGAAGAAGGTATCTTCCCTGACCTTGATGATGATACATTAAATGGTATCAAGACTCCAGAAGATTTTGCAGAAGCAGTTGAAAAGACTGTTCAAGCAAGGTTAGATGAAAGACAAAAGAGAATTGATGCTGCATTACAAGCTGATGTAGAACCAGATGAAGTAAGAAGGTATGAACAAACCCTTGCTAATTTGGATGCAATCAAGGAGGAATATATAACTGATGAAACTGAAAAGGGTGAAAGATTGAGAAAGAACTTAATCTATCAAGACTTTAGGAACAGAGGTTATAGTGAAGCCAGAGCTAAGAGAGAGGTTGAGAAATCTTTCAATGCTGGCACAGATATTGAAGATGCAAAAGAGGCATTGGAAAGTAACAGAGAATACTTTAGCAATCAATATCAGGACTTAATCAAGGAAGCTCAAGAAGAGGCAAAAGAAGAACAAAGGAAAATTAAAGAAGAGGCTGCACAATTAAAGAAATCAATGCTTGAGGACAAGGAAGTATTTACAGGTATTACACTTGACAAGACTACAAGACAAAAAGCATTTGAGAATATTACTAAGCCTGTCTTTAAAACAGAAGATGGAGAATATTTGACTGCCATTCAGAAATATGAAATGGATAATCCAGTTGAGTTCAGAAAGTATCTGTCTGTATTGTTCACTATGACTGATGGCTTCAAAAATATTGATGGTCTTATAAAAGGTAAAGTAAAGAAAGAAGTCAAGCAAAGTCTTAGAGAATTAGAACATAAACTCAGTAGTACTGCAAGAAATTCATCAGGTAATCCAAGATATGTTGGAGGAGTTGAGGAAGATACTGAGTCTTATAGTGGAAAGGGCTGGGACCTTGATGTCTAAAAACATATTAACTAACAAAAATAATTAACAGATTATGGCTGGTAAATTAGGTAAATTTCAAATGTTAGGCTTCCAACACTGGAAGGGTCTGACAAGTGACAACCACCTTGGAGCTATCTTCCAACAAGCACCTCAGAAGGCTACAAACCTTATGGTGCAACTGTTGGCTTTCTATAGAGGAAAGAGCTTGGATACATTCCTTAATTCATTCCCTGTAAGAGAGTTTGAAGATGATAATGAATACTACTGGGATGTTATTGGTTCTTCAAGGAGAAACATTCCTCTTGTTGAGGCAAGAGATGAAAATGGTACTGTAGTTGCTGCTGGTGCAGCTAATGTGGGAGTTGGTACATCTCCTTTCTATCTGGTATTCCCAGAAGACTGGTTTGCAGATGGTGAAGTTATTGTAGGTAACTTGAACCAAGTATATCCATTTAGAATCCTTGGTGATGCAAGAATGGAAGGTACTAATGCAGTGTACAAAGTAGAACTTATGGGTGGTAATACTCAAGGTGTTCCTGCTGAAAGACTGCAACAAGGAGAAAGATTCTCTATTGAGTTTGCTCCTGTAGAAAAAGAACTTTCAAGAAAGGTTGGTGATGTTAGATTCACTTCTCCTGTAAGCATGAGAAATGAATGGACTACAATCAGAATCCAACACAAGGTAGCTGGTAATAAGCTAAACAAGAAACTTGCTATGGGTATTCCTATGGTTAGGAATCTTGAAAGTGGAAAGCAAGTGAAGGACACTGCAAATATGTGGATGCACTATGTAGATTGGGAAGTAGAACTTCAATTTGATGAGTACAAGAATAATGCTATGGCATGGGGTACTTCAAACAGAAATCTGAATGGTGAATACATGAACTTTGGTAAATCAGGTAATGCTATTAAGACTGGTGCTGGTATCTTTGAACAAACAGAGGTTGCCAATACTATGTACTACAATACATTCAGCTTGAAGTTACTTGAAGATGCACTGTATGAACTATCAGCTTCTAAACTTGCAATGGATGATAGACTCTTTGTAATCAAGACTGGTGAAAGAGGTGCTATTCAGTTCCATAAGGAAGTATTGAAGACTGTATCTGGTTGGACTACATTTGTACTTGATAATAACTCTACAAGAGTTGTTGAGAAAGTTCAATCAAAACTTCACAGCAATGCACTTAGTGCTGGTTTCCAATTTGTTGAATATAAGGCTCCTAATGGTGTTAGAGTGAGATTGGATGTTGACCCATTCTATGATGACCCAGTAAGAAATAAGATTTTACATCCAAATGGTGGTGTAGCTTTCTCTTACAGATATGACATCTGGTATATTGGTACTATGGACCAACCTAATATCTTCAAGTGTAAGATTAAGGGTGATAATGAGTACAGAGGATACCAATGGGGTATTAGAAATCCTTTCACTGGACAAAAGGGTAATCCTTATATGTCATTTGATGAGGACTCTGCTGTAATTCACAGAATGGCTACTTTGGGTGTTTGTGTGCTTGACCCAACAAGAACTATGTCATTAATTCCTGCAATTCTGCAAGGATAAGCATAAATAAAAGGGGAGGCAGGTAATTCCTCCTCCCCTTTTCTTTTTTAAGATATTAAATGGAGAAGTAATATGGCAAAAGAAGTTAGTAAAATGGTTTTGGATGATGAAGAGATTATGAAGGAAACACCAGTTGTATCTGATGTGAATGACCTCTTTGAGGAACCAAAGACAAGAAAAACAAAGAAACAAGCAGTAATAGAGGACAATGATGAACCTATTAGCTGCCTAAGAAATGAAAGAGTTATAGTAAGGTTTGTTCCCAAGCAAACTGGTTTAGTTTCAAACCCTAAGCATATCCTATATGGGGGTATGGCAGAAGCAGCAGTAAGATGGTTTACTCTACCAAGATTAAGTTCTGGTATGTATGTAAATGCCCTCACTGATAAAGAGAAAGCCTATCTTGAAGAGATAATGGGTCTTGAATATAATGCTCTATCTATCTATAAGAAGGTAGATAATTTCTGGGATAATTATACAGTGAGATTAACTAAGCAAGATAATTTCTTGAACTTGGCTGACCCTGATGATTATATCAAATATAAAATCCTTTTAGCAAACAAGGACTATATTGCATCTTCTCTTCAAGAGCTGCAAGATAGACCTAAAATGACTTACCAGTTTGTAATTGTACAGGAAGGTGAGGAAGCTAAGACTGCTAAGAAGGAAATGAATGCTACAATGCAGTCATACATGAAGTTTGGTGAAATTCAAGATGATGCTGATAAGCTAAGAGTAATCATTGAGACTATTGATGGTAGACCTCTTGCCAAGGCAACTAAGATTGAATTCTTACATGAGAAGATTAACAAGCTAATTCAAGCTGACCCAAAACTTTTCTTAAGAGTTGCAGAAGACCAGTATCTTGATACTAAAGTTCTGATTAAGAAGGCTATTGAAGAAGGTCTAATTAGTAACAGAGGTGGTATGTTATACCTGAAATCTGATGGTTCTCCTCTATGTGGAGATAATGAAGAACCTACTTTGAGTGTAGCTGCTAAGTTCTTAAGTGCTCCTAAGAGACAAGAATTGAAGTTCAGTCTGGAAGCAAAGCTAAAAGAATAAAGATATGAATGTTAATGAATTTTCTAATGAATTTGATGTACTCTATAACAACATAATGAGCAATGCTGCTCCAGGGTTAAATGAGTATGAAAAGTCTGTACTGCTTACTAAGGCTCAAGAAGAGATAGTTAAGAACTATTTTGAACCAGCAGGTAATAAGTATGGAAAAGGATTAGATGATTCACCAAAAAGACAAATAGATTTTTCAGAATTAATAAAGGTAGGGCAAGGAGTACTTAATACAAGTGCTCCTACTATCACCTTTGATAAGAGAGCTAAGGTATATGATTTACCTGCTGACTTATTCTTGGTTATAAATGAGGCTGTTGATACTAATGCAGGAACTAAACAGATAGTTCCAATCAGTTATTCTGATTATACAAGGCTTATGTCAAGACCTTACAAGGAACCAGTTAAATATCAGGCATGGAGAATAATTACTACTTCTATAAACAATATCTCTGTAGAACTAATAGTAAACAGTAATGAAACTATTACAGACTATAAGGTAAGGTATATAAGAAGACCTGCTCCAATTATCACTACTAATCTATCTTCTGAATATGGTGATGTCACAATAAATGGTGTAAGCACTATTTCAGAATGTGAGCTTAACCCAATTATTCATAGTGAGATATTACAGAGGGCAGTTGAATTGGCTAAGGCAGCTTACCAAGGAGATTTGCAAGCAAGTGTTGAATTAGGACAAAGGTCAGAGTAAAAATATAAAGTATGACTAATAAAGAATTTTCTGATGGATTCAGTACTTTACTTAACTCATTTGGTATCACTCCTAATATAACCCTTGATGAATATGAGAAATCAACATTTCTCACTAATGCTCAGGAACAATTGATTATTGACATCTACTCTGGAAGGAATGTTATTTATGGTAAGTCCTTTGAACAGACAGAAGAAATAAGAAGATATTTGAGCAATTTGGTGGAGACCTATGAAACAAGTACTAAGGTTACAGGAAAGCTGGGGTTATCACAAGACTCAGTATTCTTTGAGATACCACAAGATACTTGGTTCATTACTTATGAAGTGGCATTCCTCAAGGATAGTAGATTAGGTTGCTTGGATGGTATAGAAGCAAGTGTGGTTCCATTACCACAGGATGATTTATATAGAGCAAAGGATAATCCATTTAGAGGACCAAGTAAAGACAGAGTACTAAGACTTGATATAAAAAGTGATTTAGCTGAATTAATCAGCAAGTATAATGTGGACAAATATTTAATGAGATATATCTCTCAACCCACTCCTATTATACTGGTAGATTTACCTGATGGACTAAGTATCAATGGTGTAAGTACTGAAAGTGAATGTGAACTAAATCCTGTAGTACACAGAGCAATACTTGAAAGAGCTGTGCAGCTTGCCATAATAAGTAAAACTCAACTAACAGGAAATAAAGAATAAATATAAATGTTTAATTAAACTAAAAAAAAAGATTATGGTAATTTCTATTAATCAAGTAAGACAGCTATATGTTGCAAAGGCTCTCAAAGCTAATACAGCAGCTCTTGCAACTGCTGGTGATATTGTGCCAAAGGCAGATACAGCTAAGACTACTCTGTATTTTCAGTCTATGTCTCCTGCTGGGATTGTAGCAAGTGATAAGATTGACCTTAAGCATGTATTGTATGCAAAGGCTACACCATCAGAAGCTCTGGCTCATAAGCTGGTTAGATACTCAGTTACTCTTGATGCAGATGTATCTGCAACCCCTGTAGCAGGTCAGAATTATATCTTGAGATTGGCTTTCAGACAATATATTGGTTTGTCAGAGGAAGACCAGTACTTCAAGTATGGTGAAGTAATTGCAAGAAGTGGAATGACTGCATCAGATTTCTACAAGAAGATGGCTATTTCTTTGGCTAAGAACCTTGAGAATAAGACAGAATCTACTCCTCTTGTGAATATTTACCTTAATAGTGCAGCAGCAGATGGAACTGATGTTCCAGTAACAGCTACCACTAAGGAATCTGACCTTAATAAGGATGATTATGATAAGATAATCATTGAAGAAGCTGAACAACCTTGGGTTCTTGGTATGATGCCTCAGGCATTTATTCCTTTTACTCCTCAGTTCTTGACTATTACAGTTGATGGTGAAGATAGACTTTGGGGTGTTGCAACTGTAGTTACTCCTAAGAAGACTGTTCCTGATGGACATCTTATTGCAGACCTTGAATACTTCTGTATGGGTGCAAGAGGTGACATTTACAGAGGAATGGGTTATCCTAACATTATTAAGACTACTTACTTGGTAGACCCAAGTGCAGTTTATGATGTACTGGATATTCACTATTTCTATACAGGAAGCAATGAATCAGTTCAGAAGTCTGAAAAGACTATTACACTGGTTACTGTAGATGATGGTAGTCACACTGCAATGAATGCTCTAATTGATGCTATCAATACTGCATCAGGGCTTACAATTGCTACTCTATAAACTGAGTAACAGCATAAAGGGGCATAGAATTAACTATGCTCCTTTTTTTTTATCAATTAAAAATATAACTATGATACATTTTAATGAACTTAGAATTAGTCAGGACAACAGATTTCTTATTATAGATGTATCTGTAGATAATCAGGACTACTTTGATGATGTCCTATTAGATAGTATAGTCATTGATACCCAAGATACTTTTGTGATAAATGGACCAAGTGACAATCCTCTTTATGTGTATAATGTAGAGGATGCCTATGATTTAACCTATTCTCTTCCTGAGCAATGTAGTTGCAATCCAGTAAGAGTTGAGGAAGATGAAACATATTGCTTCACCTATGGTACGCAACAAATGAAGAATGTAAGACTTGAATTAAATCTTCAAGCCTTAGGAGTATCTTCTTGCAGTACCATGTTCTTTGTATATGTAAAGTCTAAAGGTATTCCATCTGCTGATACTCCATGTGGGACTGATAAGGACCAAATATTAGGTACTGTAATTAATTTACAACCTATATACAAACAGACTCTCAAGTATCTAAGAGAAGTGGAATGTGATTGTAATATACCAAAGGGTTTCATTGATATGATACTTAAGTTAAAGGCAATTGAACTTTGTGTTAGAACTGGAAACTATCCACAGGCTATTAAATACTGGAATAAGTTCTTTATAAAGAATAATTGCAAGTCTCCAACCTCTAATTGTGGATGCTATGGATAAAATGCTTGAAATATCTGAGGAAGCCATCACAAGATACTTTACTACTCTATCTCAATTTGGATATAAGAAGTACAGTGATGTAGATAAGATAATTGTCCTCTTCTTCATGGAAGAAATGTTGGCAGGAGAAATGTCTTATTATGTGACACAAGATGATTACAGGAATATAGTCAATGCACTATATTGTCTGGCAGGAAGTACTTGTATGATAGACTTTCCAATGTTTGAGAGCTATGATACTTTGGTTCATTCTAACAATAGAACTTTTGTACCAAGAATAACAGAGGATAGTATATTAAGAAGTACTGAGGATGATAACTTTAGAGTAGAAGCATAATCTTTATACCCTGAATATAAAAATAGTAAAACTCTTGTAGATGTAATTGTTTTAGATTATATTTGCAGGAGTTTTATTGTATAGATATGATTATAGGAATAATATATAAATATACTTCTCCATCTGGAAAATCCTACATTGGACAAACAACTAATGAGCCTCTTAGAAGAAAGAACTGGTTTAATTCTAAATATCATTATGCTGGTAGAAAAATAGATAGAGCCAGAAAGAAGTATGGTAGAGACAAATTCAGTTATGAAATCTTGATTAAGAATACTTATTCTTCAAGAGAGATAGCTGTAGAAGACTTAAATAGACTGGAAATTTATTACATAGGATTGTATGATTCTTATAGGAATGGATATAATTCTACTATTGGAGGTGATGGAGTTGTAGGTTTAAAGTTGACCCTTGAACAAATTGAGAAAGTAAGAAAAGCTAATTTGGGGAGAACTATCCCTATAGAACAAAGAAGGAAGGCTTCTATAAAAATAAAAGCATTATTAAATGAACCCGAGATGAAAAAGAGAATGTCCATTATTAGAAAAGGTAAGCCAAATCCTAAAGCAATAAAAGCAATGAGTGAATCCAACTGTAAACCTATTTTACAATTAAATCTAAGTGGCAAATTTATAAGGGAGTTTGATAGTATTAAAAGTGCTATACAAAGTCTTGGAATTAAAGCTGCTACAAGTAACATATCTAATGTTTGTAAGGGTAAAAGAAATAGTGCTTACGGTTTTAAATGGAAATATAAGGAGGAATAAATATGACATGGAGAGAAATTATTTATATGTGTTCAGATGAATTAAAACTATCCTCTGATGATAGCTTTTACACAAATGACCACTTAATATTCCTGTTAGTAAAATACAGGAGTTTTCTACTGAAACAGAGATACTCTGATATAAAGAAACAGATACCAGATAGTGACTATCAGAGTATATGTTTAGACCTTATTGAGGTTCCAGCCATTAGTGGAGAACCTTGTGAAGGTAACTCCTATTTAAGAAGTAAGAATAAGGTTCCTACTACTATGATGATAGGTAATCCAAGAGTATATCCTATGGACTTCTATCAAGGTGAGATTACTTATATAAGTAGAGATAGAATGAGATATGTAGGTTATAATAAGTTCCTGAGAAATATAATCTATTGTTCAAAAGCCCCTGATGGTTATTTGTATTTTAAATCATGGAATCCTCAATTCCTGCATCTTGAAAGAATAAGGTTTAGTGCAATCTTTGAAGATGCTAAGGAAGCATCAGAATTGGCTTGTCCAGAAGAGAGTGGTACAATATGTAGGTTAGAGGATAAGGAGTTCCCATTGGAAGACTCACTTGTGCCTCCCTTGATAGAACTTGTAGTTAAAGAATTAAGAGGTCCTGAATTTATGAAGAAAGATGAAGATAATAATGCAGAGGATAATCTGCCTGATTCAAATAGATAATGGAGACACTGGGAGAATTTAAAAGGAGGATAAAGAAGGTCAACCAACCAAGAGAATATAAAGTGAGAAACTCTCTTGGGGTATATCATGGATATAAGTATTATAGAAAGAATAAGCCTGATAGTAAGGAATATGTTCTTACTGAGTCACAATATTTTTCTATCATAAGAAAGATAAACTTACATTTGGTTGATGAATTATTACTGGGTCATGATGTTAGACTTCCTAAATCAATGGGCACTATTGAGATAAGAAAGTATGATAGGAGAATAAGGTTAGGAAAGGATGGAAAGATTCATACTAACCTTCCCATAGACTGGGATAAGACACTCAAACTCTGGTATGAAGATGAAGAGGCTTTCAAAGATAAGACATTAGTTAGAGTAGAGGAGAATGAAATCTTTAAGGTATATTACAATAGAGAGTCAGCTACCTACAACAATAATTCTTACTATGAATTCTTATTCAACAAAGATTTAAAGATAAGACTTAAACAAAGAATAAAGGAGGGTCTAATAGATGCTCCTTACTTAGAAAGGAAATTAAGATATGGTTAATAATGTTAGCTACGTAAATATAAGAGTAGTGCTTGACAGATTACTAAGACACCCACTACTTACTGACCTCAATCTTGAAACAGCTATTCAGTATACATTGGACTTTATTAGTGCAATGGGACTTCCTAATGTCTATGTTGATAAGATGGAAACAATAGATATTAAGGAGTATAGAGGTGAGTTGCCCTGTGATTTAATCTCTATTAATCAGGTCAGATTACACAAGAATGGAATGGCACTTAGAGCAATGACTGATAATTTCAATGCCTATCCTACCCATGACCATAAGGAAGGAGATTGGTGTGAGAGAGGAGAGCCTTCTTTCAAGACACAAGGTAGAGTGATATTTACTTCAACCAAACATGAAAAGGTGGATATTAGTTATAAGGCTATTATGTTGGATGATGAAGGTCTTCCTTTAATTCCAGATAACTCTATCTTCCTTAAAGCACTGGAACTATATATCAAGAAGGAGTGGTTCACTATTCTTTTTGATATGGGTAAAATAAGCCCTGCTGTACTAAATAACACCCAGCAAGAATACGCATTTAAGGCTGGACAGTGTAATAATGAATTTGTGATTCCTTCTGTATCAGAAATGGAATCAATTACAAATATGTTAAATCAAATGATTCCAAGAGTAACTGAGTTCAGAAGAGGATTCAAGAACTTAGGAGACAAGGAATACCTGAGGGTTCATTGAGTTTATATTATGAGAAATTGGATAGTTTATAAACATACCTCTCCATCAGGTAAAGTATATATAGGTATAACTAATCAACCTGCTAATAAGAGATGGAAAAATGGAATGGGCTATATAAGTTCTCCATATTTCTTTGGTTCTATAGTTAAATATGGTTGGATTAATATTCAACATGAAATACTATTCTCTGATTTAGAGGAGGAGGAAGCTAAAGAAGCGGAGAAAAGACTTATTAGAATATATAAAGAACAGAATATCTCTTACAATATAACAGATGGCGGTGATGGTGTAGTTGGAATAAAATATAGTAAGGAACATAAAGAATTATTAAGCAGAACAATGAGGGTTTATTATAATTCCCATAGACACCCTCTTGAGGGTTTTAAACATAGTGAAGAGAGTAAGAGAAGAATGAGTGAGACTCAAAGGGAAAGATGGAGTAATCCTGAAAGAAGAAAAGCATTAGCTCAGAGAAAAAGCAAACCTATAAGAATTATATCTGTAGAGAACGATAATATAATTCATGATTTTCCTTCAATATTAGTTGCTTCTAAACTCTTGAATGTTCCTACTACCTCTATTGGAAGACACTTAAGGAGTGGTAAACCTTATAAGGGATATTTGTATAAATATAAAGATAAATAAATATGGCACTAAAGAAAGAACAACACTTTTTTAAAGGGTTACAAAGAGACTTATCAGTCTCTAAATTCAATCCAGAATATGCCTTTGATGCTCAGAATATCAGAATAACTGCAAGAGATAATAATACTCTTCTTACTGTAACTAATGAGAGAGGTAATAAGGAGATACCATTACAATCTCCTTCTGGAGACCCTGTAGTTATTGATGGGATATTACTTGGACAGAATGTGCTAAATAATTATGTAACCTTATTTACAAAAGGTACAAAAGATAATATCTATAGACTTGAAAATAAAGGTACCTATTTTGAGACTCTACTTCTATTCTCAGGTAATCTTAATTTTAGTACAGACTATCCCATTGAGAATATTGGTGTATATGAAAATGATAACATTCAGAAGATATATTGGGTAGATGGATTAAATCAACCAAGAGTTATTAATATTGTATCTGACCCTACAACAATAGAAGAATGGAATAATAGTTCATTTGATTTTATTCCAGAATTGAAGTTGGATGAAACAATCACTGTTACCTCCAATCTTAAGGTAGCCAGCAAGTTTCCTTCTGGAGTGGTGCAATATGCTTTCACTTACTATAATAGAAATGGCTCTGAAAGTAACATTATATATCAAACACCTATATACTACACTCATGCAAGTAATAGAGGAGGGAGTCCAGAAGAGATAGGTTCCAATAGTTTTGATATAGTTATAAGTAATCCTGATACTAATTTTGATTATATAAGGATATATTCTATATTTAGAACAAGTATAGATTCTACCCCAGTTGTAAGAAGAGTGGCTGATTTGGATGTTATTGGTTCAGTAATCAGATATACAGATAATAATACAACAGGAAGTAGTGTAGATAGTACCTTACTACTTTACATAGGTGGTGAAGAAATAATTCCTCACACCATGACTCAAAAGGACAATACTTTATTTCTTGGAAATATTCACATAAAAACTTTATTGTTCTCAAAGGAAGCAAGAGAGAGTGTGAAGGGTTCTGTCGTATTTGGTAATAAGCTTCTTGATACTGGTGAAAGAACTAATTTAACTTATGATTATAAAACCCAATTAAATAATAATAGTTATCAGATTACATCATTTAAAAGAGGTGAAACTTATAGATTCGGGGTTCAATTCCAAAATAAGAAAGGTAAATGGTCAGAAGTATTATATATAGGAGATAGCAAGGTAGATACTTGCCCTAACGTAGATTCTAATAACTTATCTGGTACTGTTAAATTAAGTTTGGTAAAACCTTACTATACTATACCAAAGAGTGTACTTGATGAAGCTAAAGCTCTTGGTTATATAAAGGCAAGAGGAATGATAGTAGTTCCCACAAATAGTGATAGAACTATATTGTGTCAAGGTGTAGTATGTCCTACTCTATGGACAAATTTAGATAGAGAATCTAATAGTCCTTATGCAGTATCATCTTGGTTTTTTAGACCTTTTGTTGATGAAGCTAATAGAGATGATTCTGATGATGTGAAGGCAAATAATGGAACTTATGCTCAATATGTTGATTATGATAGTATCAATCCTGTATATCCTGATAGGACTACTGAGATAGGGGTAGAAACTTTAAAGACATTAGCAGAAGGTAGTACAGAAGTAAATGACTATTTAGTAGATAGTAGTATTCTTACATTTCATTCTCCTGATATAGAATTTGGAGATATAAATACAGCAAATATTAACTTAGGCTGCCAATTTATAGGCTCTATTGCATTACATTCTGGTATATCTTATAGGTCTGTTCTTGCAGAGAGTACAGGAGTTCAACCTACTTTAGATTATGGATTTTATAATAAGTTCCCACAGTATGAAAGACAAACTGTTTTTTCAACAAATAAAGGAGGTAGACTTCTTTCTTCTGGGTATCATTGGATGGGAATCCCCCTATTAACTAATGATACTCAAAAAGTTTACAAGAGTAACTGGGCATGGTTAGTATCACCTTGGCAAAGACAAGGCTCATTAATTAATGATTTTAGATATGAAGGTAATACCTATTCTAATTTGAAATCAAATAAATTGGGTAATTTGAGAACAAGTTATTCTACTTATTTCACTCTGGGATTAACAGAATCTTGGGTTCCCCCTGCTGGTATATCAAATGTAGAGATAGTAGATTCTAACGAAGTTACAGCTACTTCAATAGTTAGGAATGATGAGTCTCTGTTATACTATGGTAATGTTGATAAAGTAATACCTCCTGGTTCTAAAACAGAAGGTGTAGGTTCAGATATTGGTGTTGTTACTAATAGTTATGAAAATATAAAAACTATAAATCAATTATATAATGGTGAGTCTGAAAATACCACTTTTGTTGATAAAATTACTATACCAGCATTAGGAACTGTCAATCTTAAAGATTCTGAAAGATATACCAATAGTCCTGTAAGCATCAAATATAAGTCTGGAAAACATGCTGTATTTGCTTTAAACAAGCAAAATGGTAATAGGGTTATAATCCCTAATAGTAATACAAATCATGACCATACAAAAGATAGCAGTGCTATATTCAGTACCTTTAGTACTGGATATTCAGGGTTATGGCTTGTAGAGTTGACTCAGACTATAGATGAGGATAATAGATTTGGGGGTAAAACAGAAGAAGCTCTGTTAAATAACAGGTGGATAGTATCTGGAGACCCAATTGATATTAATGACAGTGGTAGAATAGAGTTTCTTCAAGGTGATACCTATCTTCAAAGATATGATTGTCTAAAGACATATCCATTCACCTTAGAGGATATGAATACTGTAGTTGAAATGGTATCATTTTATTGTGAAACTCATATCAATATAGATGGTAGGTATGATAGAAATAGAGGAAATGTTACCAACTTAGCTATTACTCCTTCTATATTCAATCTTTATAATCCAATTTATTCCCAGAGTAATAACTATTTCACTTATCAATATTTGAATGAAATAAGTAGTCTTAATGATTTTCCTAATAGTATTACATGGACTGAGGAAAAAATACTTGGTAATGAAGTGGATAATTGGACTAAAATTAATGTTGCAACAACATTAGACCTTGATGGTGATAAAGGGGAAGTAACCTCCTTGAACACTTATAATAATGAGATATTCTGTTTTCAGAGAAGGGGGTTAAGTAATATTTTATTCAACAGTAGAGTTCAGATACCAACCTCTGATGGGTTGCCAATTGAGATTACTAATGGATTGAAGGTAAGTGGTAAAAGATATATAAGTAATACTATAGGCTGCACCAATAAGTGGTCTATTGCAGAATCTCCTTCTGGACTATACTTCATAGATAATGAGACTAATTCATTATATCTATTTAATGGAGAAATAGTCAGTCTATCTGATAAGTTAGGATTTAGACAGTGGATTAGTGCCCATAATGTTCATGTAGACTGGGAACCTGTTGGTTATAACAACTATAGGTCATTCTATGACAAGAATAATAATGATGTATATTTTACTTATAAGGACCACTGTCTATGTTATTCAGAGTTGATTAACCAGTTTACTTCATTCATGAGTTATGAAAGGGTTCCTGCTATGTTCAATGTAAGTAGTGAGTTCTATGCCTTCAAGGATGGTAAGATGTGGGAACAGTTTACTGGAGACTACAATATGTTCTTTGGTGAATATAAACCATTCAGTATTACCTTTGTAGCTAATGCTGAGGAACCAAATGATAAGATATTCAATACAGTAGAGTTCAGAGCTGATAGTTGGGATGGTGATAACTTGATAAGTAACAAAACCTTTGATACTCTTGATGTATGGAATGAATACCAGCATGGTACTACCCCTCTTACTAATATACTTGGACATCCCTCCCCATTAAAGAAGAAGTTCAGGGTGTGGAGGGCTAATATACCAAGAGCAATAGTAAATAATAGAGATAGGATAAGAAACACTTGGGCTTATATTAAGTTAGGAATGAATACTCCTAATACATATAGAACAGAGTTTCATGATGCTATTATTCACTATTTTGCATAATTAATAGGAGTCCATAAACATTTTAGTTTGTGGACTCTTTCTTTTTTAATTAAAGGCTTTGTTTATTCAATACCTTTTTATACATTTGCAATAAAATTAATTATACTATGGCTAAGAAAAAAATTAAAAGAAGAAGCAATATGCCTTCTAATATGTTTGAGAATGGAGGTAAAACATGGGGGCAGCAGTCCTCAGGACAATTCTCAAATGCCTTTAAAAGGGAGAATCTTGGCAGTTCTATAGGAAGTATTGGAGGTGCTATTGGTGGTATGGCACAAACTGGAATATCTAATGCGCAAATAGCAGATACCAGTGGAATTGAATCCCAAATTGAAGCTCAAAAGAACATGACAATAGGAGCTTCATCCAATGAAGATTTGCTAAGTGAATGGGGTTCATGGACTAAAGTTAAAGATGACTATACATGGAAAGATGTTAGAGGAGGAAATACTGGGCAGAGACTGACTGGTACTTTAGGAGCTGCTGGTCAAGGGGCTGCTGCTGGAGCATCTGTAGGTGGTCCTATTGGAGCTATTGTAGGTGGTGTAGTAGGTCTTGGTAGTGCTATTGGAGGATGGCTTGGTGGTAACAGAAAAGCTAAAAGAAAAGCCAGAAGATTGAATAGAGAAGCCAAAGAAGCCAATGAAAGAGCACTTTCTTCTTTTGAAGAAAGAGCTAATACTATAGATGCCCAAAATGACTTTAACATATTGGCAAACTTCTCTGCTTATGGTGGTCCACTTGAATTTGGTAGTGGTGCAATAGGCTATGAGTTTGATAATAGATACTTAAATAATCAAGAGATGAGTGCAATTTCTAAACAAAGATTGACCTCTCTTCCTAACTCATTCCAAGCATTACCTGAGATGAATACATATAATGCTTTTGCAGAAGGTGGGGGCTTATCCAGAGAGAAAAACTATGGCTCTAAGAAAAAGCCTTATCCATCTGTTTCTTCTGGAGACTTTGCAGGACCTCACAGAAGTTACCCAATACCAACTAAAGCTGATGCAAGAGATGCACTCAGATTAGCTGGATTACATGGTAATGAGAGTGTAAGAAGAAAGGTTCTTGCTAAATATCCATCATTAAAGGCTTTTGGTGGAAGTCTGTTTGACAGTGTGGTAGGTAACAATTTCAATCAATCCTTTACACAAGGAATACAGGGAATGTTCCAACAAGAACCTGAACAAACTGTTCAAGCAGCTAATATAGCTAAAGATGGTGGTGGTATTCATATCAAGAAGAAAAACAGAGGCAAGTTTACTGAATACTGTGGAGGTAAAGTAACAGAAGCATGTATTAGAAGAGGAAAGAATAGCTCTAATCCTACTACAAGAAAGAGAGCTACTTTTGCACAGAATGCAAGGAATTGGAATGCTTTTGGAGGATGGTTGAATACACAAGGTGGAGACTTTACTAATGGAGTTACATTTATTGATGAAGGAGGTTCTCATGAAGAAAATCCTTATCAAGGAATCCAAATAGGAGTTGACCCAGAAGGTGCTCCTAACTTAGTTGAGCAAGGTGAAGTAGTTTATGATGATTATGTATTCTCTGATAGAATGGAAATACCTGATGATATAAGAAAGGAATACAAGTTAAGAGGTAAAACCTTTGCTAAGGCTGCTAAATCTGCACAAAGAGAAAGTGAAGAAAGACCTAATGACCCTCTAAGTACTAAAGGATTACAAGCTGCTATGGAAAGAATAGCTGCTGCCCAAGAGGAAGCAAGGGAAAGAAAGGAAGCCTATAGGGAAGGAAATGAATATCCAAGTATGTTTGCTTATGGTGGTGATATAGACCCCACTTATGGACTGGCTTTACAAGACCCAATGAGTGCTAAGGAACTTGAAGCTCTTATGGCTAAATCAGAAGAACCTGATGAAGTAGCTCCAGAAGGTAATAATGATAAGAGGCAGACTTGGACAAGATATGCACCAATTATAGGCTCTGGTTTAGCAAGTCTATCAGATTTATTCAGTAAACCAGACTATGGTAGTGCTGATATGATAGGTGGAGTAGATTTAGGTGCTGAGGCAGCAGGATATGCTCCTATTGGAAACTATCTATCTTACAGACCTTTAGACAGGGACTTCTATATCAATAAGATGAATCAACAGGCTGCTGCCACAAGAAGAGGTTTAATGAATACCTCAGGTGGTAACAGGCTTAATGCTCAGGCTGGAATACTTGCTGCTGATTATAACTATGGTCAAAACATGGGTAATTTAGCAAGACAAGCAGAGGAGTATAACCAACAGTTGAGAGAAAGAGTTGAGGCATTCAATAGAGGTACTAACATGTTTAATACTGAGACTGGACTTAAGGCTTCAATGTTTAATGCAGAATCAAGAAATGCAGCTAAGAGAGCAAGATTAGGGCAGGCTACAACTGCTGCTCAGATGAGACAGGCTATTAAAGACCAAGATGCTGCAAGAAGAAGTGCTAATATAACTAATTTCTTACAAGGATTAGGTGATATGGGATGGGAAAATGAACAAGCTAACTGGCTTGATACATTAGCTAAATCAGGTGTTCTTAAGATGAATACCAGAGGAGAATACACTGGAGGAACTAAGAAAGCTAAAGGTGGTAGAGTAAGAACTAAAAAGAAGAAAGGATTGACTTATGGCTAATTTTAGTTTTGTAAGTGGTGCTAAGTTCAGACCATTCTCTTATCAGGAAATGCTTCAACCACTTCAAGCATATACTCAAGAATACAATACTATTCAAGAGGGTATGGGTGAATTAGGGACTAAAGCAGATGTCTTTGAGAGAATGGCTAATGAACAGACAGACCCACAGGCTTATGCAATATACAAACAATATTCTAATGACTTGGCTGCACAAGCTGAGTCATTAGCTAAACAAGGTCTTACTCCTGCAAGTAGGCAAGGATTGATTGATATGAAAAGAAGATACTCTTCTGAGATTGTTCCTATAGAACAGGCTTATAAGAGAAGACAGGAGTTGATAGATGAACAGAGGAAATTACAGGCTCAGGATAGTACACTATTATTTGATAGACCTGCTTCTACACTTTCCTTAGATGAACTTATAGCTAATCCAGCCTTATCACCACAATCCTATTCTGGAGCACTATTATCCAAACAGGTAGGTACTGCTGCACAGAATTTAGCTAAGGAAGTAAGAGAAAACCCAAGAAAGTGGAGAACAATCTTAGGTAATCAATATTATGAAACCATCATGCAGAAGGGATTCAGACCTGAGGAAATTATGCAGGCTGTACAGAATAATCCTGAGGCTTCTCCTATACTTCAAGGTATTGTGGAAGATGCAGTAGGAAGTTCTGGTATCAGAAGCTGGGGTGATGAGAATATTCTCAATAGAGCTTATGATTATGCAAGACAAGGCTTGTGGAATGCAGTAGGTGAAACTCAATATCAAACCCTTTCTAATAAGGCTTATGATTATGCAATGCAGGAAAGGTTAGCTGCTGCAAGGAAAGGTAAGACAGAAGGAACTCCCTCTGCTGTATTTAGGTCAGTACCTAAAACTAAAGTAGATGGGGACAAGAAGACTACTGAACTTAATAATGACCTGCAGTTCATACAACAGTTAAGAGCTAATCCTTCTATGATTAATGAAGAAGTTGAGAGAATTAATCCGGGTTATCCAACTCAGTATGGTGTGAATGTTGGTGGTGGAATATATAAGGTTAAACCTCATGCAGAAAGACTTCAACAGATAATCAAGAAGTATGATATGAAGGATGGTAATATGGACCAACTTGAACAGAAGTTACAAGCTGATATTAGAAGCAGTGCTGTAAGAGACTTTATATATAAACCTAATATAACTCAGAGTGACTTAATTTCTCAAGTTATAAAGGAGAATGCAAGAACCTTAGGTGCAGCTACAGAATCAACTGGTCTTTATGAACTTGATGATAATAGGAAGGGAGACCCTATTAAGTTAAAGAATATCTCAGATTACTTCACTGGTGACAATGATATAAGTTATGACCCAGAGGTAGGACTTATAATCAATGCTACTAAGGATGGTAAGACTAAATCAGCAGTTATTGACCCTGAGCTAATAGATGATGCAGATAGAAGTGTGGCAGGATATATGAATAATATTAATGTACTTCTTGAGAATGGCTATGATGTAGAAGCTCAAAGATACATCAATACAATGATGAATTATATCTATGGTAAGTTCAATACACTTGCTAAGAGACAAAGTAATACAGATTCTAAATTAGAGTAGAAGAATATGGCAAATAATCAACAAATCCAAGACCCATCTACACAAGGAGTAGGTGGGTTAAGGGGACTTAAAAGTATAGATGCACTAAAGCAAGAAGGACTTCTTAGAGATGTTCCTCATATTGATAATATAGAGGATTATAAGCAAGTCTCTAATAGTGCCTTACAAAGAGCTGTGCCTCAAGAGGTAGGCTTTGTTGGAGTAGGTGATAGTATGTATGATGAAGGTATTACATCTATGACTCAATTGGACAACTTGGCTAATACAAGAGGTGAGTTGCAGCCTTGGTATGCTCAGATAGGTGCTGGGTTAGCTAAGGGAGCTGTTCTTGCAGGTACTACCTTTGCTGATGGTATCATTGGTACTATAGTAGGTTTAGGTAATGCAGCAGCTACAGGAACATTCTCAGGCTTTTGGGATAATCCCTTCTCAAATGCAATGCAGCAAGTGAATGAATGGTCAGAATCAGCTCTACCTAATTACTATACTGATGCAGAGCAGAATGACCCTTGGTATGAGAATATATTCTCAGCTAACTTTATTGGAGATAAGTTCCTTAAGAACTTAGGTTTTGCTGTTGGTGCTGCCTACTCTGGTAAGATTAGTGCTGGTGCAACCTCAAGATTACTTGGTCTTAATAAAGCAAGGCAAGCATTCAAAGGTGCAGTTACAGCCTCAGGTGAAGCTCTTAATCCTAATGCAGCTTTACAGGCTTACAGAGAAGGAGATTTATTCCTTGATGGTGTAAGGCTTACTGATGAATTGGCAAGGGATGCTAAGAAACTTAAGATGGCTGAGCCTACTCTTAAACTTACTGGTGCTTTCTCAGGTGCATTAGGTGAAGCAAGGATTGAGGCTATACAGAATAGTAAAGACTGGTTTGAGCTTCATAAGCAACAACTTGATGATGCACAAGCTAAAGTAGCAGCACAAGAGCAAGAAGCTATGCTTAGAGAGTTTCCTCAATTTGCACAATATCAGATTTCCCCTGATGGAAATACTTTTGAGCAAGTTCTCACTCCAGAAGGACAAGCTATGTTACAGGCAAGAGTAGATGCTAAGTTTGATTACAAAGGTGGGCTACAGAAACTATCAGAAGATAGGGCTAAGATGGGTAATATAGACTTTGCTCTAAATATTCCATTGCTTACTGTATCAGATGCTTGGCAGTTTGGTAAGTTCTATGCAGGTGGATATAATACAGCTAAGAAAGGTAGTCAGATACTAAGGACAGTTGCAGAGGATGGTACTGTAAGTTATAGTGCAGCTAAACCTTCTGTACTTAGAAATGCTTTGAAGATTGCAAGTAAGGGTGTTGCAGAAGGTCCTTATGAAGAAATGGGACAGGCTGTTGCAGGTAAAGTTGCAGGATATAAATATGCTTCTGAACTTAATGACTTCTATGGAGCCAAGATAGACCCAGATGCAGAAAGTGAAACTATTGACTGGCTACAAGCTACTGCAAAAGCTATTCAACAAACTTATGGCACTGTTGAAGGATGGGAAGAAGGCTTCATTGGTGGTTTAACTGGTTTAGTTGGTATTCCGGGCTTTAGAAGTGCAAAGAATAGTGAAGGTGGTTTCCAATCTCCAGTATATCTTCAAGGAGGTATTAAGGAAGATATACAAGAGATAAGAGAAAGAAGTGAGAAAGATGATGCTATTGTAACCCAACTAAATAATAGAGTACAGTCACCTGAGTTCCTTAATTACTATCAATCAGCTATCAGGCATAATGCTTACCAAAAACAAATGGATGAAGCTGCTGATAACAATGATAACTTTGAGTTTAAGAATGCTGAACACAACCAGCTTATTAGTGATGTTATCATGTTTGATAAGGCAGGAAGAATCAATGACCTATATGATATAATTGAGGAGGCTGGAAGTATTAAACCAGAAGATGTTGAACAAATAAGACAACTTACTACTAATCAGGAAACTGGTACATCAGTATATGATAATATGACTGATGCAGAAGTAATTGAACAGATTCAAAAGCAGACTCAAGAGACTAAGGAAGCTGTAGATAACTACAGAAAGATTAGTCAAGACTTACAAGTTAAGATTGGTGATTACTTTGATGAAGATGGTCTTGAAGAAATGACTTATTACTTCTCAAATATTGATAATCTTGAAAACAGATTTAAGTCAGTACATGAGGATATAAAGGACAGACTTCAAGGGGTACTTGATGCTTCAATGGATAGGGAATTTATTAGTGACAGTGATGAGAATAAGATTAATAGATTATCAGATTTATTGAACTATTCTCCTGTAAGACTAATTAATGAACTTGCTGATTCAAAAGAAGCTCAATCTTACATCTCTTTATTAGACAAGGCATTACAGACTGACCCTAATAAACAGGATATAATTGATGAGGTTAATGACCTACATAAGATAGCTGAAAGAAGACTTGATTTTATTGACAAGTATGATACTTATCTTAGAAATCCTCAAGCTCTTGCACAAAAACAAGAGAGACAAAGAGAGAATATCATAAGGGAAAATGAAAAACAGGAGATAGCCAAGACTAAGGATGCAGCATTAGCTGCTACTAACCTTAATGAATTTAGAGAAGCATTGAATAATGAGCCTGATTCATCTAAAAGACTTCAAATTCTTGATGAACTTGAGAATGAAGGTAATAAGATGGCTAAGGACTATAAGGAAGTTCAGATGTATAATAGTGAAGTAAGCAGGGCAATAGATAGACAACCTATCTCTCCTGAAGCTAAAGCTAATGCACAAGAGCTACTTAGAACTCAACATGAAAATGCTAATAATCTTGAGGAAATGGCTAATCCTAACTCAGTATTCATTAATAATCCAGAGAGTCTGTATGATGAAAATCTACCAGATGATTTGAATATGATGAATTTTGCTGAGGCTCAATATGGACTTCTATCTGCAATGAGTGAGGTTAATAATGACCAAAGATTCAAAGCAAGGTTCCCTTCTGAATATCTAAAGCCAGTTGAAAAAACAGAAGGTACAAGAGGTACTGTATCAAAAGACACAACTGGGGATAGTGGTACACCTACAGTTCCTACTGTTAATGGGCAGGATTTACCAGTTGATACTTATGAACCTCCTGTAGGTAACATTACTCCTCAAATGGTAGCTGAGGAAAATAAGAAAGCCAATGAAAATGCTCCTACTCCTCAATCATTAGATAGGGATGCAAAGGGTAAAAGGCAGTATTATAGACCTACTATTCCTGAATTACATATCAATGCAAGTAAGGATGGAGATTTTAGACCTTTCAATGTAGTAGTTGCAGAGAAAGAGAACTTAAACTTTGATGAACTTTATAACTATCTTAGAGATAATAGAGCTTTCAGTTATGTAAATGAAGGTAATCTAAAGGCAGGTGATGAACTTGGCTTCATGATTGACCCTGAATTTAATGACCATACAATCTTTATTGTAGATAAGAGAAATAACCAAATAGTAGGTTCATTAGATGAAAGTCAGTATGTAGTAGATAGATATGAAGGTTTATCAGGTCTTATTGAAAGAGTAAAAGAAGAATTCAATCAGACTGGAAAGGATAAGAAGTTTATAGCTACTCCTACTACAAGAGTATCTCAGATAATGGTTGGTAGAATACCTTATGGTACAGAAGAAAGAAACATGGGAGAAATACCTAATGTAAGTGCAAGTTCTATCTTTGGTATTGTAAAGAATGGTATCCTATCCACTAATGGTAGAATCAGTGATGATTTAATCATCAAGCCAATGGATATGAGTCAAAAGGAAGGTAGGATGTATATCCTTATTCCTAATGCTGCTGGTAAATATAGTCCTGCTGCTGTAAGGGTTAAGCACTTCAATGAAAGTGAATATAACCCAGAAGATGTTACTGTTAATTCCACTCCTTTATACAAGAATATAAAGAAGAGTATTGATGCTTTAGCTAATGCCTTTACAGAGGAAGATGTTAATAATGCAGTAAAAGATTTGGCAAGAAGTCTATATATTGGTGATGTTCATATTGACTATGTACAAGGTAAGAATGGTAATGGTATCAGGTTTACTAAGGTTCAGAGAGATGCAAATAAGAATGAAATCTATGATGAAATAGATGGTAAGAGAGTCAGAAGAGAAGATGCAAGAACTGTATTCTTAACTGAAAGATGGGACCCTAATGTTCTCTATGAATTAGGTGGAGAGGGTGTTAAAACTCAACCTGATACAAGAGATTCACAGGAAGTAGCTGGTGAAATACAAAACATTTTAATGGCATTCAATCTTCCATTACAGGTGAATTTAGGTATGCTTAATAAGGGAGGATACAATAACATGTTACTCTCTTCTGGAGTAATGACATCCAATATAATAGATGCCAGTGTAAAAAGTAACTGGTTTACAACAGATTACTTTGATATACAAGGTAACTTACAGCAAGCTCTAAACCCTGCATCAGTTAAGGCTGAGGAAGGTAGAAAGATACAAACTCCTGTAGGAGGTACAGAGGGAGCTATTGCAGGAACTACAGTTTCATTTGATAATACTACATATCATGTAGATTTGACTTCAAATACTGTAAGAGATAATAATGGCAGAACTCTTAACTCTTTCCCAGAGTCTATTCTTGATATGGCTTATATACAAGAAAATTATGGAGATGCTCAGAATGGTTCTATGATGATGGGGGGTATCACCCTTCTTCCTAATGGTAAGGTTCTGAACAGAAATACAGGTCAGTATGTGACTGGTGCTGCATCAGATAAATTCAAACAGAAATTAGCTGATAGAAAGAAGACTGTAGCTGACTCTAAGAAAGTTATAGACCAGATTGCAGAGAACCAGTCTAAGGTTGATAAGACAAGAACTGATGGTGAGTTCTATTATATACTTGAGGATGATGGTGAATACCATGAATATAAGAGGGTACATTCAGTATTAGGAAGTAATTGGATTGAGTCTCCTAAACAGACTAAAGCTCTACAGGATTTAAGAGTTAATCTCTCAAAGAATGCAGATAATATAACACAGTTCAATAACTATCTTAAGAACTTAAGTAACCATTATGGTGTAGACCTTACAGCATTTGAGGGTAAGATAGATGCAAGAAGTAGAGATACTATCGTGAATATAGTAAGAGATAAGATGTCTGGAACTAATTCACAAAGAGCATTAGAAGCAGGTACTTCTGTAGATAGTGTAATCAGAAACTTCTTCACATCAAGTGAAATGCCAGTTAAACCAAGCAATATGTCTGAACAGGCATTCAATGATTTGGTTACTTCTCTTACTGAAATTAAGAGTAATATTGAAGCAAGGGGTGAAACATTCCTTACTAATAATATAGTACTTTTCAATAAGTATGAGAATGGAAACAGGGTAGCTGGTGAGGTTGATATTCTCTCTGTGGATGCTAATGGAAACTTCAAGATATATGATGTTAAGACAAGTAGATATAGCTTCTATGACTTTGTTGATAGGAATGGTAGAAAGGTTAATTATTTCAAGAATAAATCTAATACCCAAACAATGAGTCAGGAGCAGTATTATACTAAACAATTGAGTGCTTACAAGAACTTATTTGAGTCTCAATATCATACTCCTATCACTACTTTAGCTATATTACCTTTTGTACTTGAGTACAATAAGGATAATGTTAGTAGAGTAACTAAGGAGAAGGGAATTCTTCTTAACTATGATTCATCTGTGAATGTTCCTTTAGTTGGTAGTGTAGCTACTCCAGAAGTGAGTAATACTGATAGTAGCTTACCTATATTCAACAGTACATTTGAAACAAGAGAACCTATAAACAATGTTCTGCCAGACTATAGTATGTCAGATAGTAAAGTAGGTTACTTCTTGAGAGATGGAAAGTTGCATACAGGTTATCTAAGTCCTATTGGAAAGGTGAATGGAGTTGAGGTATATATGACTAAGGTTCCTAATATTACTAAAGGGTTTGGAAATCAACCTGCACATGTTGCATCTAATGATTTCTATGCAGTATTTCCTAATGGTAATACTATTGCTTTAGTAAAGAATGCTGTACTGTCATATAGTGAGGCTGAGGCTAAGAACAATATAAAGAAGATACTGGAAGGTAATCCTCAAAGAGTTGTAGATATGTCTCAGGAAAGTACTATACTTTACACTCCTTCTTCTGAACCAGTTAAGATTGAGAAGCCTATTATTCCTGCTACTATTAATCAGGGAGAATCTAATGGTGCAGCTTCAACTGTAGCTAAAGAACAGGCTATTAATCAGACTGATGAAGAGTTTGATGTAGAGTTTGAATTAAGACAGGTTGATGATTTATCAAGACCTATATGGGATAAAGATAAGGAGTTAGCTTGGTTAAATAAGGTTCTACCTCAATTAAGTGAGAGTGAGAGGGTTGTAGTTACTAATGGTCTTATCAGAGTAGCCAAGACTGGTGCATTAGCATGGGGTCAGTTTAGTGATGGTATCATTACTTTAAGTGATATAGCTGCTGAGGGAACTACATATCATGAGGCATTTCATGCAGTATTCCACTTACTCACAGAACCTACACTTAGGGATGAATTACTTCAAGAAGCTAAGAGAACTTATGGAGACTTAAGTAACTCACAACTTGAAGAAGCTATGGCAGAAGGTTTCAGGGAATATGTGATGTCTCAAGACACTCAATCTTTAGGTACTAAGATAATCAATTTCTTCAAGGAATTGTTTGCTAAAGTCACTAACTGGAACAGTCTAAGACCTTCTCTTACTGAATATTACAGAAATATTAATGAGGGACATTACTCTAACATAACCTATAAAGTACCATCTCTTCAAGAGATGAGAAATCAGGAGGGGGTACAATCCTCAATGGATTTCAGTAGTATTGAGACTGAGACAAGGGAAGCACTTGAAAAGAAAGGATGGACAGAAGAAATGTGGAACTCTATCTCACAAGAGGAAAGAGAGCAAGCTATCAGATGTTCATAGCTTCAAACATGAGGTTTAAATTTTTTATTAAGGTGTAAATAAAAAGGGAGAGTAGTTAATTCTACTCTCCCTTTCTTCTTTTAAGCCTATTGCTTAAAGAATGGTATTTGGTCTTCAATAAAGATACCTCTTAGAACTGTATTATACATAGGAGCAAGAGGAGATTTAAGTAAGCTCTGTTGAGCTTTAGACTTATCTTTATAAGGTCCAGACTTAAGTATTGCATCTTCTCCATTAAATGTTTCATAGTTCATTGGATTCATCAGATTGATTAGATTAAGAGTCTTTTCTACTGTATTTACACCAGCAGCAGGAGACTTTAATATCCTCAAACCCTCACCAACCATTTCTGGAGTAGGAGTAAGAGCACCTAATTCAGTATATAACCTTCTCAATTGGTATTCAATCATCTTGACTAACCAAGGTCTATCCCTATCATCACTCCACTCTATCAATCCAATAGCTGCTGCTACTGCAAGGAAGTGTGCTACCTCAGTTAATGCTCTTTTGACATTTGCCTGTTCTGTAGGAGTCATTTCATTCCACTTACTTGCAATATCAAATTGAGCTTTCCTTAGGTCTTGGAATAAGGCATTCATAAACCTGCCAGTAGTAAGATAATAACCTTCTGTCCATGCCTCAAGGTCATAGTTATATGTAGCTGATTTGAATCTTCTATTCAATGATGGTTTAATCCATTTCCTGAACATCATACCCAATCTACCAATAGCCAACCTTTGTACTGCACTTCTATCAGCTTTATTGTAAATACCGTGCATTCTTTGATTAATAGCTGCACTCTTTCTACTGAACTTGATTATATCTTCTTGAGTGAAAGCTGAGCCATCAGCCTTAGTATAACCCTGTTTTAGCTGTAATTTAGCACCTAACTTCTTGTTACTACTATCTAATGGTACAACCTCAAAGGCATCCCATAGACTTACTAACTTACCATTGGGAGCCTTCATTTTATAAGCATCAGCCAAAGCTAATGATGTCCTATTCTGCATCCAGTGTTCACCTGCATTATTCATGAAGAATAGAGCAGATGTACCAAACATTCTACTGAACCAAGTCTTCCTGTCAAAGTTGACTTCTCTTGTATCCTGTTCATATTCCTGCATTACATTGAATAGTTCATCCCATAAAGCTAACTTATTAGTCTTTACCCTATCACCTAATTGAGATAAGAATGATGGTAATTCCTTACCATAAGTTCTATCAGCTCTTAGGGTATTCTTTTCATTGAAGAACTCTCCTGAGAAAGACTCAATTCTCATCATCACCTTACCAGTAGCCACATTGGAAACACCTGAAAGGACATTCAATGCCAAGTTATTCATAGAAGTCATTCTATTAATAAAGTTAGCTACCTTTCCCTTGTCAATATTAGTCTTACCAAATGTTCCTTCATCTGCCATATATCTTCCATATACCTGCATTTCAAAGAAGTCATTCAATCTTTCCATAAACCTTGACTTGTCTCCTGTCTTGGTTAATTTACTCTCAACCTTTCTACCTACTGCCTTAAATTTCTCAACCATAGGCTTGCCACCTTCTGTTTGAGTGACTTGTCTTTCTCTCAGCATATCTCTACCAACTTCAAGAACATCAATGACCTTATTCATTTCATCAAAGTCATTAGCCATTGCTGCATAAGCAGTCATAGTACCTACTATATCAGTAGATAAGTCATTAGCACTTTCTCCCTTCTTGAGCTTTGTAAAGTAGATAGGTAACATTTGTACCTCTCTATCCTCAAAGTCTTTTACAGTTGCCTTGTCTCCAAAGTCTGTATCATCAGTTCTCCTAATGAAATTATCCTTGATACTTTCCCAAACCTGTTGAGCACCAGACTTCACACTTTCAGAGCTTTTAACCCTCTCAACCAAGTCTTTCCTAATCTTTACAGCACTATTCAGCTTGGTATATTTATCAGGAAGAAGAGCATCAAGTTTAGCTTTAATATCCATTACAGTAGTATAATAATCCCTCTGAGCTTTATTAAGCCTTCTGAACTCCATACTTTCATAAATGGATTTCTTAGGTTGTCTAACTCCATCTACAGTCTCCATATTGGCATTGAACCAGTTCTGTCTCTCTTCATTGTATTTATCAGCATTCTCTCCTACAGGATTTCTGCCATACTTTTCATTAAGACTTTGGAACATAGTCCTCATTCTCTCCCTGAATAAAGCATGGTTTATCTCACTGATATAATTACCACTCAGATTACCTTTACTATCTCTCTCAAACATCCACTCAGTGTCTTTCACACCAGCCTGTTCAAGTTTAATAGTGGCAGCTTGTAGTTCCTTCTGAATATCAATAGTCTTCAATCTGGCTTGTTCCTTGCTCTTTTTAACAGCTTGGTCCATAATCTTCAACATATAATCAGAACTATCTGCCATACTATCCAGCCATCTGTCAAAGAAAGAAATATCTTCATCAGCTACTTTAACCAATTCTTCTGCATTTAGAGTCTTTCCTTTGTACTTTCCAAAAGGAACCACAAGGTTATCCCCTACAAAAGGCTTGATGAAATCAACAAATAAAGGCATAGAGATTGTATTATAGTCCACTGCAAGGTCATTAAGCATTGTAGTGACATTATCTAATGCAACCCTTACCCTTTGACCATATCTATTGTCTGTGGACTTCTCTTCCTCTCTTAGAGCCTCCCTTACTGAATCAGCTATCCTCTTATAACTGTACATATAGTTCCTGATGTCCCTGAGTACTCCAGCCCTTTCATTAAGATTGGTTGCAGGAGTATTTCTCAGCACCTCAAGCCTACTACTTACTTTTCTTAACTCTTCAAGTGCATTATCAAGGAACATATATATGCCCTCAATCTCACTATTATCAGCTAATTCAAGCTCTAACCTGTCTATTAATAACCTCTGGTTGGCACTAAACTGACTGTTAGGATTTCTCTTTTCATAAATCTTAAGCCTCTTCAACTCATTATCTATAATCTTCTTCAAGAGAGTTTTATCTCTATCCACTCTTTCAGTAGTAGAATAGAATGCCTCAGAAGTAGCTATGTTCTCAACACTGATAGCTTCATCCATCTGTCCAGTAAGAATATCACCAGCCAGCTTGCTAAAGCTACTTTCTGCCTCAAGCATTGCTTTTTGGAACTGTGAAGCCCCTAATCCTCTAAAGAAATTTTTTACAGCATTAATAAACCTCTCCAGAAGGGATTTATAAGATGAAGAAGGAATGGGTTCAGACTGTAGTAAGTGTTTAGCAAGTAATTTACCAGCAGCTTCTCTGGCTAACTTTGATTCATCACCTTTATACAGGCTATCATAAGTGTTGTAATCATCACCTAATATCTCGCCTACTAAACTATTGTTAGCCAAGTGATTAACCAGTCTATTGATAAGAGGATTATCACCCATTGCCTCAATAGCAAAGTGAGCAAACTCTTCTGGTAATGCTCTTTCCCCTTTAATACCATCAGCAAGTCTAATCAATTCAATTATACCTGTTGCAGCATCTCTGGCTTGACTAAAGTCTGTTACTCCTGCCACTCCTCTTCTCTGTTCCAAGTCTGTAAGAGCACCTATCCCAATACCATTAGCAGCTAATATCTCTCTCAATCTATTATTAAGAGTGTAATTATACTGCATATTGTTAGCTTCAAGACTGTTCATCTTGTTTCTTACTCTGACAAAAGGACTGATATAAACCCTATTACTTTCATTGTCCCATACCTTCTCAACAGATGCAACATAGTCCTCTCTAAACTCTGACTGAGTATTGAATTGAATAGCTTTTTGGACTAACATTCTATAATTCTCATCATTGTTCAGATATAACTTAGCTCTACCTGTCTTATGGTAATGACCAATCTCTTCATTAAGGTTCTTTAGAATCTTTTGCTCATCAATAATACTTCTTAGATTAGTTTTCTTCAAGAGACTGCTTAGAGTAGGTTCACCATTTTCATCCATTTGTAACCTTGGATTCCAATTAGTAATAAAGTCACTACTCTTTGTAATGAGGTATATTCTTGTTGCCTCCTGTCTATTAGGGGCATAAGCCAGCAGGTCTTTAAATAACCTGCTGCTTACTACCTCATTTTTACTGTTCCTCACTTGAGGAATTATTGCACATTTCTTAGCCATATCTATAATTCATATAATGTATTTGCACCACAGATTTTATCATTGTTTGCATCCTCATACTCAGTATTTGGATTGATAGAATTAATATCATCTGCTTTCCCTTCATTCACTTCAAGTGGAGCACCATACACCTGACTGAAAGCCTCACTTGCAATATCTTGAGTCAGACTTGAGAAATCATAGTTAAGATATTCTGGCATGGAGTCATAATCAATATCAGCTTCCTGATAGGCTGTTATATCCTGATTTACATTAGGAGTATAATCCCTGTCATTCTTATCAATAACTGACTTCATTTCAGTAACATCCTTGCCATATTCATACTCAATGAAACTGTTCTTGAATCCAAGTGGGTCTATTCTTTCATACACAGCTACATTAGGTTGTACATTATCAGCTTGTGTAAGCCTGTAATATATTGTACCTCCCTTGTATCTTCTTGCTATGTAATTAAAGAAGTCATAGGTTGTTTCCTCTCCTATCCCCTCTCTCTTCCTTATTATCTTCTTATCACTACTGTTAGATTCAGTATCAATGGTTATTTTAACCATGTCCAAAGCATCACCTTGTTCATTAGTGAAAGAAGTAGAAGCCTCTGTGGGAACCTCAGGAACCAACTGTCTGTTATCCAAGTGATTGTAGATATACTGGTCAATGAACTGACTGTAATCATCCTCACTTTCCAACAATCCTCTCAGTGTATCAATGTACTCTGGAATGGATTGTCTAATAGCAGTTGGTGCTAAATGAATGAAAGTAGAAGGTCCAAATGCAAACCCATTTCTGTAATAACTGTATCTGAATAAGTTAAGAGCTAAAGCCTGAGCTTCTGGTCCCATATATAACAATGATTGCCAGTCTCTCATATATCTTTCTCTCAGAGTAGGACTTAACTGACCAACATTCTTAAATACTACTGTATCTACAGGATTGTTTTGGTTAGACCTTATTACTCTTAATCTCTTAACAAACTCAAGTTCAGCTATTTCAGGATGTTCACTCAATGTTCTATTGAAATAATCAGGGAAATTATTGATGAAATCCCTTCTCTTATCACTGGCTGTTGTAACCTTATCATCTGCTCTGAGGTTAGCTTCTTGCCCAAAGAATGATGTCTTGGACATAATATAAGCTAACAAATCATTGTAGATATTATTGAGTGTCTTTGCATTCAACTTGCCTGTCTTAGTGTACTGTCTTAAGCCTCTCAATCCCTCTTTACCATCAATTACTTCTCTGAAAGAGTCAGTAAACTGGGGGAAATATCTACTGAACATTTCCTGTGTCTGGTCAATACCAAGACTAAAGAATGCCTGTAAATAAGGTAATGGGGAGCTTAGTAACCTCTCTCTTATCTGGTCAATATCCATACCTTTCATACTGAAAGGCATGATAACATCTGCACCAGTTAAAGGAGAGTTTTCATTTAAAACCACATTAGTCAGGAAATCATCAACCTTCTGTATCTTAATCTGTGTGTCTGCAATAGTAGGACCTGCTGCACCACCTTGAGTATCTGCTCTTGTAGCTTGAACCAACTGTCCTAAAGCATCTGCTGTGCTCATTATTCTCTTAAATAAATAACCAGCAGCCACCTGCTTCTTATAGAACTCAACCTTTCTGTAGTCAGATGTCTGTGTCCTATCACTCAATTCCTCTACTTCCTTCTGGAGAATGATATTGTCTGCCAATTCATCTGCCATGAACTTATTAGATTTATAATTGTCATAGGTTACATCTTCCATCATTGCAGCCCTTTTCTTGTAGTTCTCAATGACTTCATCAATGATTGTGTCCTTTCCTTTGCCTTCTCTACTCTCTCTGAAATAGGTATTAGTAATATCCATTACAATTGGTTGTGACATAATCAAACCAATCTCAATAGGATTATAACCAAGCCTACTTAAAAGCATTGAGGCATCAGCAGTGAATGTATTCTGATTCAATGAAGCAAGCACAGGGTCTTTCACATTATCCACAGATGCAGCAAGGAAACCTGCATTATTCCTTGAGATATACTCCTTATTGTCATTCATCAGACCATGAAGAGAAGTCAGTCTCTTACCATTAAGTAAGAAAGAACCATTCTTAGTATCAAGACCTAATTCAGTATGTTGCATCAAAGCATGGTTTGCATTATGGTTGGCATAAATACCAATCAATGCTGCACCAGTCATATTCTGCTGATGAAGTTGAACCTGAGTTCTTGGGTTAAGAGGGTCAAGTTTCTTCTTGAACTTCTCTGCCAATTTGTCAAGTTGTTCCAAATCCATACTGCTTAACTTGTTAAGAGTACTTTGATTCTCAGGAATATTCAGTTCCTTTCTCAGTTCAGACTCTCTACTGGATTGTAGAATGTTAATTATTCTTGCAGACTTCTTCTGATAATCAAAACCACCGGGGCTAAGCATCTTTGGAGCAGTGTCAGCATTAGTCAGAACACCCCACATCATATCAATCAATAGATTGTTTCTGGCTTCAAGGCTATTCTCTTGTGGAGACTTGCTAAAGTCATATTCAATCTTCTCAATCTTATCCTCAGAAGCTACTCTATACTTCTCTCTGTTAGCTTTGTATGTCTTCCAGAGATTGTATTCCTGACTATCCTTAGGAGCTTTCCTACCATCATCTATGGCTCTGTTTACACTCTGTCTATACTCCTTCAACATTTCAGGAGACACAGCTTTTCCTTGTGTCAATTGAGCAACCAAATCATCAACAAACTGTCTTCTATTATACTTAGGAGTTATCTCGAACTCAGGCAGCATAATATACAATTTATCCACATCAAAGTCAGAACCACTCAAGGTGGTAATCTCTGCTGGGAGCATAATTGCAGAGCCATTCTGCTGAGGTAAGAAACCTTTAATATAAAGAGGAGCCATTGAGTATTTGTCCTCAGTTGGAACTCTATAACCAATCAACTTTCTCAAGCTGTCTGGTAACTTATTTATATCCAGTTCATGAGAACCTGCCTTCATAAGAGGTTCATAGAACTTCCTACTATATGCTGGCATATAAACTTCGAGATATTTAATTCTCTTGTTCTCTCCTTCACCTTCAAAAACAATCTTCAATTCATCAGTAAGACCATAGTTAGAGACCTGAATAAGTGCTCCTCCTCTAATCTTCTGCTTAGTAATCCTACTCTTGATAATACTATTCAGCAATGTCTGTACTCTTTGGGATTGTACAGGGTCAAATAATGGAATATTGAATTGTCCTTTTTCATTAAGAGTACAGGCTCTAATCATATCAATTCCATATCTTTGATTACCTCTCAATTCCTCAAGAAGAATCTTCTCAACCTGTCTGGCATCTTTGAAGATTTCATTTACATCAGCAAAAGCCTGAATGATATTCTCAGTGTTAATAGCATTATACATATCTAACCATTCCTGCTTAGACATTTCCCTGCCATTCACATTAATCTTAACATCTGGACTAATATCTGCTGTAATCAACTTTCTAATCTGAGTGCCAACTAACTGAACTGCATCAATAGCATGTTCTGGAGTTGCAGTCTGAATACCATAGTCTTCATAGCTTACTTTATGAACCACATTAGGGTTCTCAACACCATTCTGAGTAGTGGCACTCTTAAGTACAGACTTGACATCTTCCTTAGTATTGACACTATTCAAATCAATTACACCTTGTTTCCCAACCTTAGTAGTTGATTCAAATTGAACTACATCAATTCCATTCTCTTCCATGAACTCATTGATAGCTACAAGTTTACCTGATTTACCAAGTGGACCTGAAACTAATTGGTGCATAGCCATAAGAAGGAATTCTGAGTTCTTATGTTGAACTGGTGTCTTAATACCTGTGTGACCTTGAACTCCACTCATATTATTCACCTGAGTGTACACATAAGGTTTCTTAGTCTGCCAGATAATATTGAAATCAGCCATATCCCACTTACCACTTTGGAAGTTATCAAAGGCTCTCTGCATATCATCTGTCCACTGACCAGACATATCAAGTATAGCTCTGTAAGAACTTAATGACCTATAAGCCTGAGCATCTGCCACATTTACCTCTCTGAACTTATTTAAGATTAAATCCCTGTCTCTCTTTGACATCTCACCTTTCTTGACTCTTTCATCAAGTACAGTTGCAATATCATCAAGTGCAGAAGATACAATCTCATCATCCTTTAGATAGATAGTCCTCTCTTCCTTTCTACCATACTTAGAGTTGGTATTAAGTCTGAGAGCAGGAGCATGGACTTCCTTATATCTCTTTTGGAAGTCCTCTATATTCTTATAGAAAGCAAGGTCAGTTGTAGTGAGTTCAATGATTTGTGATGTAGCAAATTTACTATTCCAGAAGTATTCTCTCAACTTAGCTTTGGCATTATTTCTAATAACCAAATTTCTGTTGATACTATCCATTTCCTTAGCAGTAATCTCACCTCTCACCATCTTCTCTCTCAACAAGTCCTTGATACTTTCAAATAGAGTAGTTGCCCTTCTATCATCCACTGGATTATTATTGTTGTAATCCCTTAAAAGAATATCCATTTCTGTAGTCCACATTCCTTCAAGAGCCTTCTTTGCATTGTTCAAAGAAGTTGCTGTATTCCTATTATAAGAACTTTGACCAGCATTTACACCAATTACTCCAAGATATTTGTACTTACCATTAGGCAGTTCTTCAAGTAAACCAGCTTTAGCCCATTCTCTGTAAGTCTGTTCAAACTCATTATCAAGAGCTTCTCTTACTGACTCTCTGATGAACTCTCTTAACTCAGCACCAGTTCCTTCATTCTGGATTCTCTGGAACCTGTCAAGGAAAGTCTCACCATTGTCATATCTTACATCATTCAGAGCTGTAAGGAACTTAAATTCAGCACCACCAATACTCTTAATAGTACCATCTTTCTTCCTTACTATATCATAGTTTGCAATAGGAGCAATATTTGGATTACCCTTTTGATATTCAACATCCCTTTGGTTTACAAGAGCTATTCTATCTACCTCTTGATTAACCAAATCAACCATCCTATCAAGGATAATATCATCATACTTCATATACTCACCATCTTCTCCAATGATGCTATGATTGTCATACTTCCTGAATCTAATGAACTCAGCAGAAGGACTATCTGAAAGAATTGGCACATGGTAATTAGCCCATTGAATATCAGATTTACTGTTATCTGGGTCTCCAAAGTATTCTGTCAGTAATACTAAGGTGTAATCCAAATCATCCCAGTTCTGATATGCAACCTTATCTGAGTTAAGTAGAACCTTATGGCTCAATCCTCTTCTCATTTCAGGGTTATTTACCAGTTGCTCAATCCAGTCATTTCTCCATCTACCATCCTTATAGAACCATTCATATTGTCCAAATTCATTTTCAACAAACTCTTTGAACCTTGCTTCATTACCCATAACATTCTTAAGCTGTTTAATCAACTTACCAAGATAGTTAGGAGTAACATGGCTATAGTATGACTTATCATTTTCCCTCACACTACTTTCAATGGCATCTTCTGTTACTTCTGCAAGCATCATAGCTATGCTGTTGTAAGCAGAACCAAAGGTATTTATCAAATCCCCTCTCTTTTCAGTTCCATCTTCAAGAGTTTCAGATTTAACCTCACCTTTCTTTACACCACTGAATATGATGTTTAATTGAGGAAGAAGCAACATAATTGGGTCTGTTGCAATACCACCTTCATATTGCTTTATATTGGTCAGAGCATCTAATAATACCCCTTGATTAGCATTGATACCAATCATATTAAGAAGCTTATTCAATGTCTTCCATATCTTTTCATCTTGTAAAAGTTCCAACCTTTGTTCTGTACTAAGATTGGTAAACCTGTTATTGAGAGCCTCAGTCCATTTAAGACCATTCCCTGCATTCTCAAGATTCAAGTCTCCATTCTTATCATAGATACTATCATCATCAAGCAGATTACCATTCTCATAGTTATCCCTCCATTCATCAAGCAGATAATAGACACCCTCAGGCTTATTGATAGCAATAGTTTCCATCTTGAAAGTACCATCAGCCTGTAGTTTCTTCTTCTGAATCCAGTAAGGCATAAAGTCTTTTCTGAAATCCTGATAGAACTGACTGAATAGTTTAGGCTCAGCCTGTAGCTTCTTGACTATTTGCTTAGTCCAAGGCTTGGTATTACCCAGAGTCTCCAGAAGTGGTAACATATCATCAGATGTAATCATATCTCTGAGCTTGTCTATAAGGGTTGCATGAACATAGTCTGCATCAAGAAATCTTAGATTTCCTAAATCATCCTTATCATACTTTCCCCTATAGTCAAGTTGGGGAATTTCTCTAATTACCTTTCTAACCTCCTGACTTAGAGATTCATGAGAACTTACTTCCCTATAATTAGTCATCCATCCATCCTTGAAAGCCTCATCCTTTACAAAATCATCAGCTTGTGTATCTACTGCACTATCTCCCTCAGGAGTATCATTATTAAGGTTGGCATCTTTAGGGGCAATATAATTAGGGTCAATCCTAATCCCCTCAGTGGCTATTAGTATAGTACTTGCTTCCTCAGCCAAAGGTTTGAAGTTATCTACTACTTTCTGATAAGCATTAGTCTTATATAATGCTTTCTTCTTTGCAGCTTCATACTTCTGTTCATCACTATATCTTTCAGAACCCTTCATACTATTGATTGTATTTAGTTCTGATTGTATCCTATTCTCCTCAGAGTCAAGTATATAGTTATTGAAATAATCCTTTACTCTACTAAATAAGCCAGCAGGTGTATATAACTTGATTATCTTGAATCTATCAAGAGTTGCTAACTCTTCTTTCAATTCATTGACAGCAAGTACATCACCTTCTTTTTCAGCATCAGCAATTCTCTTATTAAGAGTGTCATTGTGTTCTTGCAGTGCTGTATCTATCTCATTGCTAAAGAATCTTGCAATCAGACTAACCCTGTCTCTTCTTGTTCTTGGGTCAAAGTCCAAATCTACTTTAGCTTGTTCTTCCACAGTGGAAATCCTTGGAGCCTCAAATGAAGGTGAAAGTGCTTTATCTAAAGCCTCTATCATTTCATCCTTACCTTTCCTTAATTCTGCCCTAAAGTTATTTAGTTCAGAAGCAGTAGGATAAGTGTCCCAGTCCTTATTATTCTTGTCTTGCCATAGCTCAACAAGTCCCTTGACTGATTCTATAGTTTCACCCTGTAATTTAGCAGCCAATTCTTCTATTGTAGAATTAGTTGTGATACATCTTTTACTCATCTTGTTATAGATTTATAATTAAATTTATGTGCAAATATAAAGGTTGTTTTCTTAATATGCAAGTTATTAAGGGTTTTCTTTTTGAGAGGTAAACCAAACTCTTTAAAAATAAGAAAGGGGAGACTTAGCTCCCCCAAACTATTATTCAACTACATACTTAACACCATTGAATACAAGGGCTTTAATTGTGTTGATATTTACTAATCTAATCCCATCTTCTTTGGAATTTCTTTCAATATCCATATCAAGACATTTATATTTCCCATCTCTTGATACAAATTGCATCTTGTAGCCTCTCAGTACCCTATCTTCTCCTTCAATGAAGTCCTTAATAGGGTTATTCTGAATGTGTTCCAGAGCTTCTTTATAAGCTACAGCCATTGACTTCTTAGCTTTCTTAGCCTTGTCAATCAAAGCTACAGCCTCTTGTCTTTGTGCTTCCCTCTCAGCCTCATATTGCTTCTTGGTCTTAGCTTTATCCTGCTTTTGGAACACAACAGTGAATACCTCAGAAGATTTGATACCCTCAAAGATTGTCCTTATACCAGGAGTACCATCTTTCTTATCTTCTTTAGTCACTTTTACTTCTTTGTCATACTGGTCAGAAGTATTAAGCAGGTCTTGAACATAACCATAACCTAATGTCACTGACTTTCCACTCTCTGTATGCTTGAACTTGATTGTATCTTTACCAATCTCTTCAACAATGTAATGTGATTCTTCTGAGAATACATCACCTACTGCTATTTCTTTAATATTGATTTTCATTTGTTCTTGATTTTAATCTGTTACTTCTTTTGAATAAGCAGTATATACTGCATTTAATTCTACATCATCCTTTACAGAATCCATAGTAGCCATATACATAGCTTTTGTCCTTGTTCCACCTCTACTTAATGCAGCAGCTTCAATCACTTGAGAAGTTTTACCACTATTCTTGAAAGGAACACTTACACCATTTGTCATGGCAGAAAGCTCTTTATACCATTCAACATACCTGGGGTCAATAGTCATGGTATCAAATTTGATACCTAATTCACTTGCCTTCTTAGCTTCTTCTCTCCAATCAATCTGGGCATTACTTATAATACCCTTGTAGCTGTAACCTACCTTGTGAGGTGCTGCATCAGCAATTAATAATACTGCCTTAGTGGAACCCTCTCTCCATGCAGTTTCCTCCGTGATTTTCTTAATGACCAATTCATAGAATTCATCACCATCCCCACCACTTGTATTCTGAGCTTCATTAATAAACTTGATGATTTTGTTTTCATCATTAGTAAGGTCTAATACTTGGTAAGCCTTACCAAAGTTATTCTTGCTCCTCATATCACAATAGTCACCAAATGCTACTATACCAATCCTTAAATCAGGATTAGAACTGAACAGTTTGGGAACCAACTCCTTCACATGGGTCTTAACTGCATTAATATAAGCTGACATAGAGCCAGTTGTATCAAATGCAATCACCATGTCAAGCATACCATCAGTAGTAGATGACTCTACTACTTTAGGCAGCTCTTTTGTCTTAATTAAATTTGTTCTCATTAAATGAACTTTTCAAGATTTGACATAAACTCCTGAGTTTCTTTCTGAGTTTCAGAGATGAAACCTATTTCATCCTCAAGGAGTTTTACCTTTTGTTTCTTACTGTCAATGTCTGCCTGCATTTCTGCATTCAATTTTGAAGCATCTTCATGTGCTTTCTTAAACATTGATTTTACTCCAGTCAGCCTTTCCTTAAATGAAGGCTTCGCAATAACTGCTTGTTTCTTACTTCCAAATGCCATTGTTTTTTTTTTTAGTTATTAATCAGGATTGGCTTCATCATATAAATCCACCAAATAATTTCTTCTCAAAAACTCCATGTGTAATGGATGTGCCAGTTCTCTTGCTTGAGGATGAGCACTGCCTGCATCTCTTAACTTAAAGAAATGCTCCCAATCACTCACAAAACCAGTCATTACTAACTCAGTCTTAAGTGAATTAGGTAATACTGCTCTTGCTTCTTGTGGCTTCCAGCCATTATTGATAAGATTGAAGTATTGTACCTCAGAAGAAGCAAGACTAAATAAGAAGTACAACTCATTCAAGTCCTCTTGTGTATAAGTAGGGTTACTTAAACTACCCATTTGAATAAGAAGTTCTTGAGAGTTTTGTTCTCCTAACTGTCTTTCATCTACCCAAGGAGGTAGGATAAAAGTAAGTTCATTACCAAACTTATCCTTACTATAGTTACAATATCTTGTACTTTCCTGAGCAAAGGACATTACTCTATGTCTTACAAATTCATGGGATACTCCTCTGTCACATACAAAGTGAACAGTAATTCTCTTTGCATGGAACTCTGTAGGTTCACACAGGTATTGTAGGTCATCAATCCACTCATTTTCTATAATAACTCTATAATTACTGGTTATATACCAATAGTCATTCTCACTATTATTCATTACTACAGAGTAAGGATTGTCTATATACTTTATAACTATAGGTTCATTAGAGAACTCTCCTCTATCATCCATAGTTCCATAAGGAATTTTAAGATACACTGTACCATGTTCCAGCATAGCACCATGACCTGACTTAATCATCCTATCTACGAACTCCTTAGCAGAGTTTTCTGTTATCTTATCCTCAGATTTATAACATACTCTTCCTGCTCTCTCAATCTGTTTGTAAATTCCTTCAAGACCTTCTTGTTGGTCCCAAATAGAAAAACTTGGTTTAATTAATCTCATATTTTAATCATCTATTACTACAACTTCATCAATATCAAACTCTTTAGGAAACTTGGCATCTTCTACCTTTTTATGAAAGGCTTCCTTAATCTGTTCCTCCTCTGCATTTGGAGGTAATTCAACCTCATCATAATATGATATGGTTACACTCACAAACCTCTTATGTTTTACATCAAGAGGTGCATTCCAAGGTGCTCTGGGGTCTTCATCAGCCCCTAATGGTGTATTACTCATTCTCTTTTCCTTTTTAAGTTTCTTAATATTTATCTCTAAATTATTCTCTTTGATTAATCTTCTTGCAATAACACTTTCAAGTTTTAATGGGATGCTAATATGTCTGCCTTTTTCATTAAGGTAGATAGCATGGTCTCCACTATGTCTGTCATAATAGAAACCATTGGCTACTACCACCCTAACAAACTCTCTATGTGTAAATTGCTTCATCACCAAAGTTCTTTAATTCTCCTAAAGTCCTCACCTTGAGGTACTGGACAATTCTCCAGCCACTTCATTTCCTTGACATTCCATAGTGACAAATCAATATGCTCAGGAAGGAGAAGTTTCATATCAGCAAAGAGATTAAGTCTAAGAGATTTCCCTTTAATGAAATCAGATTTAGTTTCCTTAACCTCTTGCATCATATTGTTCAGTTCCACAAACTTATCAATATCACTCTGACTGTGAGGAGTCAAGACTATACCATCTGCATAAGCTAATATAGTCCTTACTCTATCCCAAGCAGCTATTGAAGTGTACACATATACCTTTGGAATATCTGTATAAACCTCACTAATAACTCGAATAGACCTTATTAATTCAGCTACTTTATTAGTGTGAATCAAAGGTTCTCCTCCAGTAATCATTATCTCTTCATAGTCCCATCTATCCACTACTGGTAAAGATGAAAAATCCCATGAGTTATTACAACACATGGGACACTTGTTAGGACATTTAGTTGTTACTAATAACCTAAGTTTCTTATTCATGATACTACATCTTTATAAGTTACCACTTGTTCAGCCATAAGACCATTACAAGGAGGCACAATTACTTGTTCAATCCTTATTACTTTATATAGATGTGGAGTACCATTATATATACCATTACTCTTCAAGAGTATTTCTGCCTGTTGAGGATTAATAGCCTTACACATTGCACATCCCTTACCTATACCAGTAACTTCATATTCCATAACCCAGAGTTGCATTGCTCCATCAGGAGCACATCCTACATCTACCCTATCCCTATTAGGGATTGTAGTGTCTGGGGCACAATAAATTCCTTGTTGTCCTGCCATACTATTTACTATATCTATACATACTTTTTACTTTATCTGCTCTACCCATACTTCCATCATAGATAACATAAGTTTCAAAGATTGAAGCATCAGGTCTAATCTTCTTCAAAGCAACTGAAATACCAGCTTTTGTTCTCCCTAAATAATAGGAATCATCAATGAATATCCAGTTCTTACAAAGCAACTTATCTTTGAATATAAGTGCTTCATTACCCAATCTGATACCACCATTAGTAACAATTACTTCTCCAAAGTTTTCAGTCAATCTGTCACCATACATTGTCATAATGGCATTACCAAATCCTCCACTGACAATTAATCCAATGTCACTAAGATTTAGTTTCTTTCCAGCATCATTCATAAAGAATGAGAGGAAGTCTTCAAGTATGCTTCTATCCCCTTTAATCATAAAGTCAAGAGCATTGAAGAACTCCTCTCCTTCCTTGTGTTGTTTTAGAATGATACCTATCTTTTCATTCAATGTCATAGTACATTCTTTACATGAAGATAATATTTAACCATATTCCAATCTACATAAGGTCTCTCAGAAAGAAAATCATGTTTCAAAGGAACTCCCAAAGCTGCATCATCAATATAAATATGAGCATAAGGTTTAGGTGATGAAGTCCAATCTTTCTGAGTTGGGTTTTCATTTACACCAAACAAAGGAATATCATGCTTCTTAAACCAGTCTATTGCATCCTGCAACCCATCACTGGGTAATTTAGCTGGCTTAGTCTTGCCATAGCCAAACTCCTCTGTTTCTTCTGCTCCATCTAACTGATGGCTTCTCATAGTGAACAGTATAATCTTATGACCTTTATCAGTCAGCTCTTTCAAGACTTCTGCTGCTCCTATCTCTGCTCCTACTCTTGGGAACTCATGTGTAACACAAGTTCCATCAAAGTCCACTGCTATAATCATTCTTCAATTATTGTTTTATATCTTTCATAAGTCTTTCTTATTACTTCTTCACCAATAGGATTTTCTCTTTTAGAGTCCCTTTCAATACATACTTCAAGAGGTATAAAGAAATCTTTACATTCTATTGAATAAGGTTTTACATATCCAAGGGTACTATCAACCAAGTCCTTATAGTACTCTATTTCTTTTGGATTAAGATTCATGTTATCAATAACAATATCATACCCAAATTCCATAGCACTTACCATGAAATCTTTCTTTATATCAGATACAAGATTTTCTCTACTTGGAACCCAATATTTACCAAGCATATTTCTGATGTCATCATTGCTGAATCTTACTCTATGCTCTGGGTCTTCAAGTACCCACTGTTTAGCCCAAGTAGTCTTACCACTCCCTTGTATTCCTCTACACAAAATTAACTTTGGCATATATCACACTTCTTTTGATTATCCACCCACATTACTGTCATAATGGCATAATTAGCCATATCAAGTAGTGTATCTCTGATAGATTCATCTTGTACCATAGCTTTCTTTTGAACCAGAGACTCAATTCTATTCATCTTATCTCCAATCCTTACTACTGATGCTACAAGACCAAACTTATCAAGAGATTTATCAAAGGAATTACCATAGTCATGATTCTTCCTAACATAGGTTTCAATCATTCCTTTAACTATATCCTTGAATTGGTGAGCTGATGTATTAGATAGAGTCTTATCATTCTCTTCAAGCACCTCAAGATTAACCCTTATTGCATCCAATCCTTTACAGATTTCTTCTGGAGTAATCTTCTTGTACTGCACCTCATTGGCTAATGTAGCTAAATCTCCTATTGTCTGTTGTATTACTTCTCTTTTTCCCATTCTTCTAATGTTTCAAACTGTTTAAGGAAATCTTGTCTTTCCCTAATAAAAACTTCTCCTGTCTTAAGACTGATATAAGCTATGGCTTTAAACCACTTCCTGCTTGTAATGTCCTTCATTTGACATATATAAACAGGTCTATATTGCCCTCCAGTCTTTTTATGGACATAAATTCTTTTCTTATCTACCTTATTCTGGTGTTTGATAAGAAATCCTACCCCTATACAAGAAAGGAGTAGGATTAATCCAAGTATAATTTGTCCTGTCATATTAATGAATCCAATGGTCTGCTGCATCCCCCTCAGCAGGAAGTTCTACTTTCCTACAGAAGAATGCTCCAGCTTTCTTCATACAATCTTTCAAAACCTCTGTCATTTCATCAGCTATCTCTTCTGGAACCTCTATATTCCATTCATCATGTGCTGGAATACATAACTTTACCTTGAATAACAAATCATGCTCTACAAGATATTCCCATAAGAAGATAGATGCAGTCTTGAACATAGTAGCACCACATCCTTGACAAGGATAATTGATTGCTTGTTTTTCAGATGCAGACTTCCTCTTGAAGAAGTGTCTTACAGGATGTACATACACATCAGCTATATTTACATAAGCCTCTCTGATAGTATCTTTTCCTGCTTTCTTGGTTGTATAATGATATACTCCCACCATAGAATTAAAGTTGTCTCCTCTGGCAAATCTTTGATATAACTCATTCTTCACTTGTTTAGGAAGCAACTTATTCTCTTTACCTTTATAAGGTTTATAGGTAACCCAATACTCTTGATTGAACCTTGCTTTTATACCCATTAATATGTCATAATCATAGATATAAGCCTTTCTTCCACTTGAAAAGTCAGTAATGATATATCCATGCTCCATGACAAACTTTCTCTGTCTGTCTTGATACACTTTCATACCTTTAAAACCTTTCATGTAGTTATTATAAATCTTGTTGGCTTCTACAAGAGGAATACCCTTATTACCATGAATAGTGTTAGCATCACCACCATAATTAATGGCAAATTCAACACCCTTAGCTTCACTTCTCCAATGTTTGAACTTATACTTTACTTCTTCTATAGGACAATTTCCTATTATCTCAGGATAAGACATCTTGGCTACCAGAGAATGAATATCACCACAACCATTATTGAACAAATCAATCATAGCTGGGTCATTGGTTACATCTGCAATAATTCTTGATTCTTGCCCACTATAGTCACAAGAAATCCATTTCATTCCTTTTCCTGCAACAAAGCAAGCTCTTGTCTCACTATCAGATGGAAAGTTCTGAAAGTTAAGATACTCAATATTGTTTGATTTATCCTTACCTCCTGAACTTAATCTTCCTGTATCTGTTCCTAACTGATTAAAGTTAGTATGTAACCTTCCACTCTTTTCATTTATCTGGTTAATTACATTCTGACCATAAGTAGAAGTAACCTTCTTTGCTGCCTTATATTGTAGATACAAATATGCAATGGTAGATTTATCTTGCTGAGGTTCAATTACTTTTGCCTCAATACTATCCTTCCATTCACCAGTATCCTTATCTTTAGCTAACAAATCAAAACCTAATGATTTGAATAATGGAATTACCTGTTTAGGACTATCCCAATTAATCAAACATTGAATCTTGTTTTGAAAGCCAAGAAATAGGTCTCCTTGAAGGTCTTCCTTTATGTACTTGGTACTTAACCTTGCATCAATAGGAACTTTCCATGCTTCACAATAACCCCTCTTTTGCC